AAAACTAACCATCATAGCATGTTAGATTAAAACTAATCACTATACGTTCTTCCTTACATGGGTCTACACTATGCATTAAACTAGATGGAAAGATCATCACTGTTCCTTCCTTTAGTTTACTTGTTGAATATGTCTCTACATTCCATGGTAGGTTATAGCATGGTGGTGTTGAATGAAAATTTGTTTTATTCATTTCATTCATTGAGACAATGTAGATACCAGAGAAGTCAGACTTATTATGATTATGTGGTCTAGCATAGTCTCCTGGCGAATATACATTCCACCACATACTTGAGCATACAGTCTTAACTGGTGATGGTGTAAATGTTTTTTCATTCAACATCATATTATAGGGCAACCACAGTATAGCATTCTCTACTTCTTTTGTAGGTAGAGTGAATGAACGATTGTAGGATGTCTTAGCACCACCAGGAGCAAGATCATAATCATTACTGTCTAGTTGCTTTTGTATTGTAGAGAGAACTAGATGTTGTATTTGACTATGATTTGGTATGCTAGTGTGAAAGACAAATGGTGCTTCAAACTGATGTATCATTTTCGATATAGATGTTAAATGCTATTGTGATTCTTGGTTTGGATGATCTAGATGGTTTGACATAATGATCTAACATAGAAGGAAAGATGATCAACTCATCTTCTGACACTGGTAGATCATAATCAGAATAAAACGGCAAAGCATGTGGAGAATTAGGTGGAAGTGCATCTCTTAGATTATCGTAATACAGAGACAGAACACTAGAGTATAACGATGGATTCTGAAATACTGTTGATGTATGTTCTTCTGAAGAGAATGAGAGATAATGCACAGCAGCATATTGTGATGGCAGATGATTATGTGTTATCATATGCTGTGTTTGTGTAGTCACTGTATAATTCTCTATTGAAAATCTCCACTGCATCGGTCGTTGAAAGTTTAGATCATTCATGAATGTTTGAATGACGTTAGTGTATACAGGAATGAGTTGATCGTAGTTTGGTTTAATGAATTCTGTATTGTTCACGTCATTATACTCATGATGCATATCACATGCTGGATTCCATTCATTCCTAGATGGTTCTAGTTGATAATTATGCAACATAGAATCAATCAGTTCCTGCTTATTGTAAGCATCTGGTGGAATGTGATAGGAATAATATGGAAATGCGACCAGTGGTTTCATGAATAGAATCGATCGTATTGTTCTTGTAGTTGAGAGAGCATTTCGTGATAGGGTGTGACGTTGGTATCATATTCATCACCTAAATTCCATTCATTGATTGATTGAATTGCTAATTTAGCAGCATCAATCATCACTTGCAATCCTTCACGATCTACAACGATTTCAACGAGAGGATCAGTCTTGGGGGTGCTTGAAATTTCCATGATAAGGTATGAAAAGAACGTTAGATTTTGAGTCTGAGTGTCGTGCAGCGAACCAATCAAAAAACTCTTCTTCTAATGCTTGTGCATTGAGTCGATGTTTAGTTTTAAGTTTGGGATTCTTACATGCACGAGAACGACTGAGCAGGTAATCAATACGCTTACCTGACCAGTCTATTAGGTGATTGTAGTGTTCTTCATTTGACATATAGAGTCATGCTATAATGATCATATGTGTCAAATGTTTGATTTGGTGGAATGAGATCAATGAGTTGATGAACAAATTCCGCAGGGAATAAATCACGCTTGCGTAACAGTTTAATATGATCTTCCTCAGTCAGATCATCAGATTGAATGACCACTTTGTAAGTCGTTTCGTTGATAGGATTGAGAGTAATCATTTGACTTTTGCGGTGAGTTGTTGTTGACGCTCTTGTGCGAGCAGAGTGATTTGAGTGAGGTGATACGCGAGATTCGCGTAGAACTCCATATCATCATCATTCTCGATTGATTCCATGGTAATACGCTCTGATTTACCATTGGATCTCACATAGAGACCATCCAGTTGTTGCCAATAGATCTCGTTACCGAGTGCCAGGTAATTCATAGCGTTGGTTGCGACTTGATTCATTTTAACATCGAAACGATTCATTGTCAACAGGGGTAGAGAGCAATGTGGTGTGGTTTTACAAAAATTTCTTTTTGTTGTGCTGGGTATGTTTCTACATGCAATTCATGTAGAAAGAATACAATCGTGTATCGTGGTGTTGTGCCATGATAGTTTACTGCATTGTGCCAATAGTCTCCTGTAAATGTAAACAAACGATCTACGTTGTTTCCTACCTGAATGTCTGGTTTAAATCGTGTATTATGCTTCACAACAGCATCACGATAGTCATTTAAATCTAACGTTTCATCATGATTGAAGAATCGATACTTGGTGTCATCATCTACCTTCCATTCACCAGTTTCTAACTCTTGTTTGAGTTTATCATCAATGATTGGTTGATTGATGTTTGTGCCATGTTCATGCTCTTTGACGTAAATAATACCAGACAAATTTGTATTGTCTTGATGTATCCATCCTAGATTAATAGGATCACTAGCGTCATCAGAAAATGATTCAATACGCTGAAAATACACAGTCATTCGTGCTTCCAGTTTCTTCATGCAAGTAATATCAAAGATTGCATCAAAAATCTTGGGGCACAGTTCAGCATAAAAATCTGGTGCTACAATACTCAGGCAATCTGTTCTCGCGCCTGGCCAATGTTTTCTCTCTTTGTGTAGTATCTCACGATCATAGTACGGAAGTGTTTCCGCAAGATGTTGCACTCGTGGTAAATCATTCCCAAAGAAATGATCAACGATCGTTACTATCTTGCGTTCCATATGTTCGTGGATGATACTTCAGATACTCAAAGAATGTCAGTTTCATTTCTTTATGAGTCATGCCACAGTGTTTAGCAGCAGCAGGTAATGTCATTGTGCAATAGAATAATGCTTCGTTTGCTTCTTTGACATTTTCTGGAGTTGTTTTCACAGGCACATCATAGAGTGATGCTTTATTGATTTTTAGAAGACTCATCTTTCCACCTGTCAATAGTATCAAACAGTTCATCAAGTGACTTGAGTTTGTCAATGTCACACATTAACTCAGAAATACATTTAGATACCATCGGGCGCTCATTTCGTGCTGCAAACGCAAGTGCATTACGCATTGCTGCTTGTGCTTCATCAAGCGATTCTACTACTTGTTGTGATAATGCCATCAGTCAGATGCTCTCCAGTGTAAATACGATTTCTTTTTACCTAGTTTTGCTCGTTTCTCTTGAAACTCTTCCACTAAAACTAGAATCTCTTGTGCGCTCTGTTCAGCAGTAGCGTAATTCCACAATTCTCCACTCTCACCATCTTTATGGAAATCGTAGAGAATACTCATGATAGAATCAATTAACAGGTCGTGATGTGTCATGTTAATCATCAAAATTCTCTTTATATGTATCTTCGATTTGATTTACCATTTCTTCGATACGTTTGTTGGCACGATAGTTCATAACAATATCAACCACACAATAACCAAATGCAAATCCTGCCATGATAGTAGTAATCATTTTGCAATACCTTTACGATAACGATAGATAGAATCAGCAGCACATTCGTGACCACTGAGGTAGAGTTTTAACTCCAGAATGAGAAGGTCAACAATTTTGTCAGTCATGATAATCACTTCATGTAAAGGTAAGCGCCTGCCCAATCAGCATGTTGAAACAGATACTCACGATCTTTGATCAGACGCAGATCGTAACGCACACCCTTGGCAGGTGCTTTCCATGATGCAGACTTGTAGACTTCGCCAGTCTTTTTGTCAACGAAGCAATGCACAGAGCGAGCACCACTAGAGTCAATCATGATGACCTTGTGATACTTTTTGCCAGACTCAAAGGTATAATCATAACCATCAGGAGCAGCATGACGCAGAGCATCACACAGTTGCCAAACATACTTGACAACATTGAGTTGAATGGTATTCTGTGCATCACGTTGAGCACAGAAGTCGCTGAAGTCTTTGGTCAGAAATGCAGAGGTCATCGGTTTGCTGTCGATACAAGTATCATACCAGGGATGCCACGACATGTCAAGGTAAGGAGCCATTAGCGTTCTTTATCGTTCCGTCAAGGTTGAATACGGTACCGCAATCAGGGCAATGATACGAATGTGTACGATCAGTCTCCCATGATTGTAACGCAATCACACGAGAATAAAAATACGGTGGCGAATACTGCTCGTGCAGATGCTCAGGAATTGGAATTGTGTGCCAGTGTGCATTACATGCTGGGCAATGTGATAACTTTTCCATCATTCAATGTGGCAATCAGGATGAAATGATTTCATTTGTTCACAGATTTGTGCTTGACGGTTCTTGTAACTTTCAAACATTTTATTATCACGTTGGATGAGAAATGCATTCCATCCAAGCATAGCACCAAAGGCAAGAGTGAAGAAGAGATAGTATTTCATCAGCAAGCACCGTGGAAAGGATTGCCCAGTTGGGGCAGATTAGAATTGTCGCGGGTTTGAGTATAACCGTGTGCGATACGCTCACGAATATCAAGTTTCAGTTCAACACGATTCAGAAACTTTTTAGATACCTGACCATGAGGCATGAAAGTTACCATGCGAAACACCCAGTTGGTAGAAATATCACCGTAGGGAGTCTTCACAGGATAATAATCAACCACCATGTTACCATCTTTGCTGGTCAGTTGTGGCGTTTGCATCGGTGTGTCTCGATTACCTAGGTAGTATAGGGGAAATAAGGGGTCGCGTCAACCCCTGATCGATCAGCGTCGCTTATAGATGATATTAAGGATACCCATACAATCATCGTAGGTTAAATCCCCAGATACATTTATGATACCATCGCAGTTGATAGAAACTGGCACGGAATCAGAGTGTTGTGTTACAACTTCTGATTTTTCTGCAACGGGAACGTCAGCGATGACCTCTGGTGCCTGTTTGGTGCCGACCAAGGATTTTGGTGCTTTGTTCGCCAACAGAACCTTTGGCAGGTGCTCATAGTATGGTTTGAACCTGGCATTATGGTGGGTATTGTCACTCTTACGAATGTTCCAAGCAGCACTGATAGATTTCGATATTGCGTTGATTGCTTGAGTGTCTCCTGCCATCTCAGGAAACATGAATAGAACACTAGATCGTAGAGAAGGTAGTGATTCACGATCTTTGTTTGGTTTGAGAGTCACTTCAATATAGTTCTGTAAAGCATGTTCAACAATAGGAACAATCATCAATCTCCATCGAGTTTTCCGATCAGAGTTTAACCGTGCAAATCGTGGATATTTCGATTCTGCAATAGAAGTAGCGCGAGATTCAGACATGATTAGTGTCAAATAATAGTGTGCTGAGATAATACCACAAAAAAAAGAGGGTTGTCAACCCCCTTGACGGTTATGCGATGATGCTAGCGGGAGGGATTCCCTGAACGAAGATGGCATCCACAACAGATTGCAGGCGTTTCTGAATCTGAGCACCGTAGTTGCCGTAGATAGGCACAGTCACAAAACCAAATGGTTTGCGATAGTTGCCCAGATCGCCAGGTTGAATCTTGCCTTCCGCAATATCCTTGGCATCATCCGCATTCATGCGGATCACACGACCAATAGTTTGTGCCATCTCAACGATATTGAGGTTACGAAGCAGCACACAATGGGTCAGACCAGGCACATTCATACCCTCAGACAGGATGCTGTAGTGAAACACCACAAATTTGCGGTTGGAATCCTTGCCCCATGCAGTCAGCGTGTCAAAGAATACCTCACGGTTCACTTTGGTCTTGTTGATGTAGGCACCGTGCTTAGCAGTAATATGCAGCACATCGTAACCACGCTCAGCAAGATCCTGCAGCATTGCAGTTTGTGCTACCATACCCCAGATAATTTTGGAGGAAGGTGCAGCAACCAGGATTTTTTGACCAGCATCAGCATCGAGATTGTCGATGATGTCGAGCACAGTGTTGCTGTCACAGTTGGCAGCATTATGCTTGGTGCGAGTCACCATATCTTGCTCATGAATAACAATCTGAGGAGGAATGATGCTGCCACTGTCAATCAGTTCCTGTGCAGGAACAGTATGCAGAGTCTTGCCAAACACGAGCGAATTGTTCATGCCACGACCCATCGGATTCTTGGATTGACGAGGAGTAGCAGTGAAGAAATAGCAGTTGTTTGCCATCTGCGAAACCATGGCAGTTTTAGGAAAGAACTGCTTGCTGGTAGCATTGTGTGCCTCATCGAAGTATGCTACATCGATGTCAACACCAGCATCAACAATACGATTGAGAGAATGATAGGTGGTGAAAATAATGCAAGATTCACCAGCAGCACGAGCAGTGTTATTGAACAGTGCAATCTTATCGGATTTAGTGCTGCTGAAGTGATGCGTATCACCACTGTGAACATGCAGAATGTGAACATTCTTGGTGTCAATCACCTGCAGGTATTCTTCACACAGTTGGTTGACCAGCAGCAGACGGGGGCAGACCACAACCGCCGTCAGACCACGCTGAGAGGCGCTCAGACGGCGCTGCAGATCCATGATGGCAATCAGGGTCTTGCCGCCGCCAGTGGGCACCAGAACGCTGCCGTGGGATGCCTGCAGCATGGCATCGAGAGCAGTCTGTTGGTGGGAGCGAAGTTTCATGGTGTGTCGTTTCAACAGATCAAATATACAGCAAAAAACAGGGCAGGTCAATGCCCTGCCCATCAGCGTTGCTTATGAAATACTTAAAATATACTTATCAGACTAACATGCAAGAGCACCAGAAGGAATTTCTACAATTTCTGGCAGTTTGCTATCATCAAACTCATGCATGTTGTAGCATACCCATTGACCATTACGGAAGACATAGGCATACTCTTCACTCTTCAGAGGATCAAGATACTCGGCAAGATCAGCATCAAAACGAGGAGGACAATCAGTGCCATAATACTCGGGTTGATTGTCATTATTCCAGCAGACACTCATATCACCACCATCAATCAACTCTGCTGCTTTAGCACGAGTATTGTAGTGAGTGTTGAGAATACGACCCAACCATTCAGGATAACCATCCCAGTGGTGATAGGCAGATACAATGCTGCCATTCTTCAATTCAATACCAATGCGAGAGCGAGTTGCCATGATTTCAGAATTTAACGTTGACACCAACAATTTTTGCTTTAGGATTGCGAGCGAGAGCAGTCTCACGCGCATCTTGTGGATTTACTGCTTGAACTTCTTCGTCAAACACTTTACCACCAACATAGAGTTTAACAACGTAAGTCATTTGCGAAGAGGAGAATTGTAGTAACGACGAAAAGCAGTAACAACGATGATGAATGCCGAAACAACACCAACGAAACCAAGATAGGTAACAGCGTCGCCAGTGAAAGTGTAAGTGTCAGGAGTCATGATTAACGATAAATTGCTTTGAAGAAGAATACAATGCCACCAACTAAAAGAATAAAGGTGGCAAGGATGGAAAGATTAACAATATCCATCAGAGAAGACAGAAAGAACCACAATAGTTTTTTGCCCAGTTAAGTGCTTCATTCAGCGGGCGAGGATTAGAAACAACCATGCTATTATCTCCGACTTGAGCAACACAAACGTAAGTAGGATTGCTAACAGACATAGAAGGAACAAGAGTCAGGGTGCCTTGCTTGCCGCGACCAGCAGTGTAGTGGAAGACCATCGGGGCGTCTCTCGATTACCTATGTAATATACAGGAGATCCACCCAGGAGTCAAGCGTTGATTGATCAGTGTTGCTTATCGATTCTCTAGAAACGATAAACGCTGCTTAATATGTTGTATTTCCTGCTGCAACCATTCATAATCGTTCTTCAAATACTCATGCTGAATAGCTTCATTAACGAATTTATCACGATATTCGTTGAGTTCATCATCAGTCTCTACAAATAGATTTTGAAGTTCTTCGTATTTAATCTTCAGTTCTTCAAAGTTACGACGCCATGAGTCGCGTTCTTTCTTCATGGCATCATATTCCATTTTCATCAAAGTTTCATCACTATACTGATTCATTTTCCTCATGCTGTTTAATGAACTCTTCAAGTGCTCTAGTGATGTATTCTTGTAATTCATCTTGTGTCATGTCATTGAAGATAGCATATCGTGGGTCATTTGGATCCCATTCAATACCAAGTGTGCCATCATCATTCTCTGTAACTTTCAGAGAATCTTCACTAGTAAACGTCATTAGTCTCCTCCCAGTATCTATTCATCATAGTATAGTTAATCAACGCATCGATCTGTGCCTGAAGACGATTCTCCAGTTCATACAATGCGTTGGTTGTCTCTACATTTTCATTCTCAAGGATTTTAACCTTTTGTTCCAAGAATGTCAAGCGTTCTTTGTCAGTCATTTCGAACCACCCCATTACCCTTGCCCTCCAATGATTTGGCAAGAAGATAGCTATAGTATTCCATGTATTTACTATCGAATGCAGTAACTGATCCAGCGCCACGAATACATTCGCGCATTTCTGTCAGTTGTTTCCATTCTTGATCTGTCATGGGTTGTTTGGCGATTACCATACTATTTTATGTTGGTTTGAAGATAAATGGGGATTTCTTAATACTTTATTTTTATTTACTTCACACTTTGTAATAATTATATAATTCCCATGTATTTAAGATACCTACGATATGCGTGATACCTACCTAATTTAGGCTGATCTTTAACTCCCAACTGATGACAGATTTCACAATACATTAAAAACTCATACCATGGCGTAGTTGGGTCTAGCTCATGGTATGGGTAATCTTTAGAGTTTTCCACCTACTGTTCCTTCGTATGTTGTGGTAGCAATCCAGCCTTCTTGGCATCCTTTAAGGTAAAATCTGGTTGCATTAATACAAGTGTCTCGCTGTAGTGAGGTGAGGAGTTCTTTACCTTCTTTAGAAAAACTTCTGAAAGTTTTCCAGCGAGTCTCTTCAACACGGAATGTATCATCAATCCATTCATGTTCTGCGATTTCAGGATGCTCGTTTGGGAGGTTCATTCAAATTTACCATTGCGATTTTTGACTGTTGCTGAGTGATATATGCCCTCAATTCGGGTGTCTCTTCCCATTCCCAGATTGTTCCGTCTTTCTGAGTGTAAGACTTCTGAATAAGTTGGAGTTTCATAGATTTCAATGTTAATAGTTTGATTGTCATTCCAGTGTCTAATCACACCTGCCATAATAAAACAGTTAGTGACAAGATATGTGCTAAAGATAACTGTGCGAATAAGTGCTACTTTATCAGCTTCGGCGTCTTTGTTGCTTGCTTTTTGCCCCAGTGCTTTCGCCCACCAGCGCCAGATTATTCGTCGTCGCTTCATAGTTAGTCACCTTATATCGCGTGATATGTTTAATGTAATGGTCGTAGCATTGAAACCAACAGGTTTTTTTATCGTTACCGTCTTTATATTCTAAACGAATAGGAAACTCATTATAAGGAAACTTGGTATCATCTTTGCTATATTGAAGATTACAATCCCGTTGGGTATTGGTGGGGATCTTTGTATCCACCTTGCCAGATTTTTTGCGAGTCGATGCCAGACTCGCCCAGTTTTGATCCGTTTCCGCTTTGGCGATAACGGGGGTTTTCTTGGATCGCTTCGTAGCAGGCGTCATAGAAACTTTTTTCGGCATAACCACATCCTAACATGAAATCTTTGAATAAGTCAAGCAACTCGTGTGCGTTGAGGTCATCACACCTTGTTGAGATTGTCAGTGTCTTGCCTGGGTATCGTTCACCCATACAGACCAGTTCATCGCTTTTGTATGTAAAAGTTGTTGTGCTCATCGTCCTGTCACATCCTCATAATCTTGTAGTTTACCATATTTGAAGTGAATACGCAAGCGTGGCCAATCTTCCCATTTGCCTTTCCAGTTGGCAGGATACACTTCAACATATTTTGTAATCATGGATGGCATGTATTTACCATGCTTACCTGTTGGCACCCATTCAAAGTTTAGAAACTTATGGGTTTCACTGTATCGTGGGTCATCCTCTTCAATGGTCTCAAATGTGCTGACACCACTATAGTTTGGATACCACAACTGACCAGCAGGATCTAACCAATAGTCTGTCATCGTGCCACCAATACCATCTTCAATGTCTTTGGTTTGGCACACCACATTTGTAAACTGCTCACCCAAATCATATGATGAGCGAAAATAATCAAACATTCCCATGCTTTTCTACCGTAGCCCTCCAGAAGTCAGATGTCATGTCTTGCGACCCTGCCATTGTAGCAACAATGTTACCATCAGTCAACGCCACAAGCGTTGGTGTAGCTTGAACACCACATTGCTTGGCAAACTCAGACCATTCACCATTCTCTTTGGCGTTGGTGATAGTCACCACATTCTCCCAACCTTCTACTTTTTTTAGTTGTGTTTCAGCATACATGCAAGGTCTACAACCTTCCTGCACAAATAAGTGAATGTCTGTCATGTTCAATCCCAGCTAACATTTTGAAGCAGGAATCCTGGCATTACATATGTGTAAGCACCAAGACTGTCTACGCTACCGACTTTGTATTCCCACTTGTATTCGTATTTATTGTGACTATCCCAAGTCATATATCCTTTCTCTTTATCAAAACGACCTTTGATAGTTAGTTGAAAACGATTAGAATAGATGTTGCGGGTGCGAAGTGCTCCGCCCTTTTCACGAGTTTCAATCACCACACAGTCATCTACAAGAAACTCTTCTTTAGTTTCTAATGCACAAGGCGTAGTATAACGAAATGGGCGATATGTTTGTGCTTCCTGTGCCATCACAGGAGAGGCAAAAAGAATAGCAGCAGCGAGAATGAGTTTGTTCATGCGATTACTCTCCAACATACAGTAGCGTTACCCTTACGGGTGGATTCAATGTGAGCGAATGCAGCGTAACTTAAGTCAAGGTCTGCATGAGAATAAGGGCCACGGTCATTGACTCTTACGATTACTTGTTTACCATTGTCTTGGTTTGTAACCCTAATCTTACTTCCCATAGGCAAGTAAGGATGAGCAGCAGTCCAGCGATAAGCATTGAATCGTTCTCCATTTGCAGTAATGTTACCATGAAATCCATCACCCATGCCATAGAATGTTGCGATTCCACACACAAGACCAGCGATAATCATTCAAAACTCTCCTGAAATTGTTTCCAGTTTTCATCAGCTTGTTTCTCTGCCCATCCCCATACACCGTGCTCCATTCCATCAATTTGAGCATATTCAATTTCTTGTTGAATTAAGAAACGAAGCATTTTAATTTGGTCTTCAGTCATACAGTTTACCTCGTATCATTTTGAGACATTCGTTCCATTTGTAAGAGTTTGTGTCATGCTCTTTCGGTAACCATTCCTCAACAGCATCTACAATCTCATAACTCATATCAACAGAGAAACCTAGTTTGTCTCTCATTACATGCCACAGTGATTCAGTCATAAGGCACCTGCACATCTTTCTTCCAAACATCAGTGAAGCACAACCATGGCTCTTCTTTGTGTGACATTTCTGCCATCCAATGCTGCCCGTTTTCATCAATCGCATCCAAGTAATGAATGCGTGTCTTGGGATCAATTGTGCGTGTGATAGTTTTGAATTTTACTCGTTCAGTCATTTCTGGTTCCCCTGAAGTTTCAAGTAATCATAAGCAATCTTACAATTCTTTGGTTGTTCCATACAATACACAATACCTGCGTCCTTTCCTACACTCATACCATTATGCCCACCGATATTGAAACCAAGAAAGAATATCACAGTAGCAATCGTTGGAATACCAAATATAAAAGGAATGATAATGCCTGGTTCAATCATAGTGCCTCCAATTCATCACAAATAGCATCAATCTCTTTGAGACATTCATCCCACCCAGCGTTAAACATCACATCCAGTTCATCAGTAAAATCAACCTTATTAGTTCCTGATAGTTGCTTACGAAGATGTTGAAGAACCTCTTGAAGCATCCAAGCAGTATTGTGTGCTTCACTTTTACAAATAACTTTTAGGAGTTCTTCTGCTTTTTGTTGGTTAGTCATACTTCGCCTCCGTTTCTTTCATACGCAGCAAGAATCCATCATCACCAATGTCACCACTATACAGATAATCAATGTGTTTCATAATCTCTGCCATCTTACGCAGTTTGGGGATTTGCTCTTGTAAGACATCAATCACATCAGGGTCGTGGTTGGGATACCACATTTCACCATATGTGCGGTCTTCATTCCTCGCCTTACCATTATTCTCAATCTCTACTTCCAACTCATCAGCAAACTGTGCTACCTTGTAGTAATCGTAACCACAATCTCCAAAGTGTCCGCCGCTCATTTGTCCTCCAACTCATCAAGTTTTTCATTCACAAATCCAGTCAAATCAAGTGTGCGAGGGTCTACACCTTCATCAAGACAATCAAGGTGAAACTCCATGACAGCACCAAGAATCAAACAAGCACGGCGTTTGTCATGCTCAGTGATAGTTGTGTGTGGCATCGCAACATAGTTGACGATGTGCTCGTAGAGTTGGTCGTAAGTCATTGGTAATCCTCATCATCAAAGGTAAAGTATTCGTAGATTGCAGACATTACAGCATCGTCAATGCGCTCCATAATGGCACTTGGCAGAGGATTCTCTACATGTTTGTGTGCAAGATGCCAACCACGACGCACACCTTCTTCGATTGCCATTTCTAGTATAACACGAGTTTTAGGTTTCATTCTTCATCCTCCACAGGAAACAGATTAGCATACTCTTGATCAGTGAGAGTGAGATACTCCACATTAGCATATCGGTGTTCTTCGGCATACACCAACTGATAGTGAACAAAGTCACTCAAACTGGTGCTGCCGTATTCTACCACACCATCAACAAAACAAAGGTAGTTCATTCAATCACCTCCCAGTGTGAATCAGATTTGTCACCAAAACGATTTGTGCCAGTGCGAGTGCTGACCCAGAAAAAGTATTTGCGATTCTCTGATGCTAAAAATAACTCACCACCAGTATCCTGCTCTACAATACAGACAGGATTGCCTTCCATTGTGTTAGTAAGACGATTCTTTGCCTTGCTACTCTTAGGTTTTACAGTGACTTTCCTCATGATCGCAGATGCTTGATGAGTTCGGGGAAGTTTGCTTTACCATGTAATAATACACCAGCAACCACACCCATGTCAAGCAGGAAGAGTATTAGTAAAAATAATACGATGTATAACTTATCCTTATTGCTTTTTTCCATGGTTTTCGATGTTATCTAAATGATTGAACCAAGGTGAGAACAACGCAATACATGCCCAAGCAACAGCAGCAGATATGATGAGAAAGTATATCATGGATACCTGCCAACAATCTCAATAGTATATTTTATTTGCCCACCAAATCCAGTAAATGCTGGATCAACTTCTGCTGAGATAGCAGATAACACTGCTTTTCCTTTTGCCAAATCATCCATCACCTTACACAGATGCTTATCCATTTGTGTGTTTTGTGGCAACATGAATGTGTTTGGCGTTGATGTGCTTGTGATTGTTGCTGGTTTAAAATAGCTACCATCCATACTCATAGCACCATTGTTTATAGTGGCAGCAGGAATTACAAATGCACCACTATCCATAATTTCTGACCCACCATTGATAGTTAATGATGGTTTAGTATCATATGGATTCAAGCTGATGGTATCTGTGCCGCCACCCATTGTGATGATGTCATCTGCCATACCGCCATATAGACCAGACGATGTGTATCTTTCCTTCATCTCCTTGATAGATAGAGGCGGCTTTTTTTCTTCTACAACCTCCTCTTTCTTCTCGCCGTAGATTTCTTCGTATTTTTCAATCAGTGGGTTTGTCATTGATATGATTCTCCATAACGATGGTATTTGTTATAGTTGCGTGGTGCAGATGTCAGAAAATCACAGCGAATCTCAAACCACTTCCAGCGGAATGAGAATCCTGTGAGTGAGCGACTACCGAAGCTAATCAGCAGCATTGGAAATATTTCAGTAGCAGGATAATCATCCCACTGAATAACAACATCCATCAATGCGAAATGTGGATACCATCCAAGCAGTTGGAAATACCATTCGTGCCCGTAATCTTCGTAGTGGTAGTAGTTGAAGAGTTTCATACTATTTTTACAAATTGTGTCATGCAGAATCTACCATATCCTTTATTTCTATGCTCATGTGGTATAGAAACAGTATCGACGGAATGATAGAGATTGGATGGAAATATCACCGTTGAATTATTTTTACACTCTACTGTAATATCGTAATCACAAAAATGAAAATCACCGCCTGTAAATTTCTTAGGTTCCTTAAAAAACCATGTGCAAGCAGTCATATATGATACATCATTATGTTTTAAATAATAACCACAATCTTCATAATATGATATTAATGTTCCATCTGTATTAAGATGAGCATCTTTGAAAAACCATGATGATTGTTGATTAATTATCTCTGGTCGAAATAGTTTTTGATTTACATTTAAAATATTAGACATATGCCTATAATCTTGCGTATAGACATTATCTAACCAAACTCCTCTATTTTCCTTACGAATATTACCATCTTCATCTGTAGCAGATCCAGTTTCTTCGGGAGGCAAAAGTCTTTCTGGAATAGAAAGATAACATTCTAATTCCAACCAAATTAGATTTAACTCTTCTTCGGTATAGAAATCTTCTATGTAAATGTAATGAATTGGATCTGTTACTACAGTGAGTTTCATTCCGCTAACCTCAGTTTACGCTCAGGTGAAGGAATGTGAATAAGAAATGGGTCATCGTATGGATAGATGTATTCATCATACCATCCATAGCACAATGCTTCCCAAAACTCAGACGTGTTGTAACTATCCCAAGCATACATGAAGTTGTGGAATCCGTCAAGGAAGTCTTCCCACTGTGTTTGTTTAACAAGTCTCATTGGAATAATATACTCTAAGGTTGTCACCACCGATATTCATGTGGTAGATTTTACCGTCGTTAGTGTAGATGCCAATCCACACTGAGCGACCTTCCTCCATTGTTTCGTAGTGAAACATTCTAACATCTTCCAGCACAATCTCGTCTGGATTCTTCACAAATCTGCTCATGAGTAGTTAAAGTAAAAGTGTGTTTCCCAGTCTAATGCTGGTTGGTCTCTACGCTCAATCATCTTCACAATGTATGGTGGAATCAGATTAGCATACTGAGTCATAAACTCTTCTTGTGTGGGCATTGTGAGACCATGAATATAGTGCTCAGCGCCCACACCAATAAACTTAACAAACCTTTCCATGTCATAATCTTTACCATCCATGGGAAGGTCATAGTTGCGACATATTTTTAACCAGAAAGACATACCCTCTCCAGTGGCAAAGTATTCAATAGCAAAGAAACGATAGAATGGTCGCTCGTTCTCTTCTTCGCGTTTCGCTGCTTCTTCAAGCATTTCTTCGTGTGTCATGTGTCACCTCAAAACATACTGAGTTAAATTTACCTTTGACTCCTCTGAGCTCTATCTTAGTGTGCTGTGAATGCACATAGACATGCTCAACATGGTATTTGTCACCTACGATTAGCATTCCGTTGGGGTCATCATTGTTACCCCATTGCACTTGCTCTTTAGTGCATCCTAGAAACTTTACAGTATTTCCTGCTCTGATTCTATCCATCTTTGCCCACCCTAAATTAGGCCATGTGTCTCTATATATCTCATTTAATTTTTCGTTATCGTAGTTCATTTTAAATAATTAAAATTGATTACTACTCTACGCTGCTGATCTGTGCAATTTGTTCCAGAATGTCGTAGATTTCCATCAAATAAAAGCATACGATTTGCTACGCTTTCCACTTTATCACCCGATTCAAACAATGTGTAACCATTATTAGAATTTACATAAAAAATACCTACTTTGTGATCAAACGTATGATCTATATGGTATCCATTGACAACTAAATTTTCTGTTCTGGTAGTTAAATTTGCTTTTATTCTTATTAAACCATGTGGTTGAATAATATCCAAAAATGGTTTCATAAGACCATAGTATTTACTAGTGGGTTGAAACCATCTGTAGAGGCGATGAACGAATTGAAATGGTTCATCCTCATTTACATAAGTTTCTGGAACAGCAGATGCATTAAAATACCATGGCAATTCAGTGTCAGTTAAAAAATGATATTCTACTTGTTTGAATTGATCAATCGGTAAAAAGTTGTCAATAATTTGCATTATTTAATCAATTGTAATTGCCGTTTTAATGCTTGCTTCCGTGCCTTCGCCTGACGCATCGCCTGAGGTTTCAGGGTGCGCTTAGCATCTTTCTTAGAATGGTGCTGCCAGTTGGGCGTGGTCATCGGTCTGCCGCGTTTCCATGATTATATAGGAGTCAAGCAGCGTTGTCAAGGAATTTATTGAGAGACGCACCCGAGACAGATGCGATACGTTGCTCTGCCAGTTTAGCATATTCTGGATTCAGTTCGAATCCAATATACTTACGCTGGTTTGCCTTTGCCACTTCACCCGTAGTTCCAGATCCCATGAAAGGATCGACCACAACACCGTCTACAGGGCAGCAAGAGAGCACAGGTTTGGCAATCAGATCGGGAGGATAGACCGCGAAATGAGCGCCCTTGTAGGTTGTGCTAGCGACCTCCCAGACGCTGAATTCTGGTCGCATGGGGCACTTGCCAGCAGCAATCAATGCTTCATAATCAAAGTCTTTAGTGATACCCATCTCTTCACGCATACGGGCATAATGCTTATCCTGACTGACAGAAGAGATTGCAAATCCTTCCTTTTCAGATGCATTAGCATCTTTGCGCTTGTCTACATTGTTCTTAGAGAACATGCGACGAATGCTAATCTCTGCTTGCGGCACAAGAATAGGATCACGATCAAAATAGTATTTCTTCACATCCTTCACAAACCAAAAAAACTTCTCATGATTAGACCAGAAACGATCTTTGGATGAGATTGGTTGTGGATTTGGTTTGTTCCAGATAATTTCATTACGAAGTTGCCACCCCCGATCGCACATGGCAATCTCGAAGCGACTAGGAACTTGAAGCAAACGCTTCTTGTCGTAAGTATCAGCGATATTGACCCAACATGATCCAGTCGGTTTCAATACACGATAAATCTCATCAAATACCTTACACAGATTCTCTACATACTCACTCACAGTATTTTCCACACCAATCTGACCTACGTTTTGATAGTCACGCAGGTTATAGTAAGGTGGTGAAGTCACACAAAGATCTACCGAAGAATCAGGAAGACTCTTCAGATTCGTGATGTTGTCACCAACGTGAATGATATTTGTTTGCATGTCAGGGTTTGAGAGCGTATTGTTCGTAGGGGAAAAGATCAAAGAATTGCTTGACGGTAATTTTACCTTCTTTGATTGTTCCATTATCAGTCAACTCAATCACTTTGTCAACTGGAATTTCATAGAACTTTGGAGGTTCAGTAAAACGAGCACGAAGATCACAGAAAACATAAGAGTCAACAGACCTCAGTTTCTTTTGATAATCGTCTTCGTCATAGAAGCGACCCTTACCAGTAGCAGTAGAGGGAGAGAAGAAAACAGATTTAGTCTTACAGATGTTACGAACTTCAATCAGTTGATTGATGCGTTCTTTGGCAACAACATCATACGGAAGTTGCTTACCAATTACACGTTCTCCGCCCAAAAGGTTGGCAACTGCTGCTTCAGTAATGGGAGAAGTGCCGCTACCATTTACAGTTTCCAGAAAGTCATCAAGACTAATACCGTAACCGTCAGCAACTTTTTGAGCGTCAATGTTCCAGAGCATGATTAATCAGTTGAATGAGGGGCAAGTGAAATAGGAAACTTCATCGCCTTCTTCGGCAGTTCCCCATTCATGAAACTCTTGACAAAGAGCAAAGATGTCGGCGTCACGACCACCTTCTTGATCGAGAAGTTCAAAACGATTTTCTACATATTCGAGAATACTTTCGACAACGTTTTCAACGTCATCCGACTCAATCATCGGAATCACGCCATCGTCACCGTAATCGATGATGCCTTTCATGGGTCTCTTGGGTTCAGTGCTCCGCTACTGTAGCACGGGTGGCAACCCCTGTCAACCCCCCTCCCAATTATTGATATCCCGAACGTAACATTTTTTGGTAAGTTTGCCATTTTTCCACCCAAATTTCACCGAACAGTAATATTCTGATGCAACCTCTTTCACATAATGTTTCTGTTTTGTCGTTAACAATTCTGATGTCACACAATGTTCCAGTAACATATTTCTTTTTAATGCAGTATCCAATGCCATAAACTCAATTGACATATTTTTATTAACATAAAATTGAACATTAACGACCGATGACATACCCATTCTAACTAGAAAATCAACGTCATCAATTTTCTCCAAGTCTGCATAATAATTAGAAAGTTTTGGCAGATCTTTGAACGAAACTCTTATATCTTTCTTGACTAAGTTATGTTCAACATCAAAAGCAACATGAAGAAGTTGTATCTTTTTTCTACGTTCTAAAAGATATGTTATTAATTCTGGTTCCCATCCTTCATATGGATTATTATTTTTACTTACTTCAGAATACATTCCATATTGATAACCCTCATAATTACCATCTTGATCATACGATCTAGCAATCAACCTATTTCCAAAAACAGGAAAGACTTTATGGTAAGTTGTTAATTTTAAAGTATCAAGATCATGCTCTTGATAACCTATCATGTATTCCATAAAAACTCAAAAGGGCACTTCATTCTTTTTTTAATCAACTGCCAGGATTCGCCTGGGTGCTTTTTCTTATAAGTCAAATCATAATGATACATCTTTAGTTGTTCTTCTGATGGTGTGCTTTGTTTTAATACAATCTGAGCAGGTGTTTCTGTTCTAAATCGTATATTATAGAGAGGCATACCCCTATGTATCTTTATATTTTTATCTTTCTTTAATTTCAACGCGACAACTAGAGGTCTATACCATGAAGATATTGGAAATGTTCCTGGTATCAGTTCACAATTATCTATACCAGATGCTGAACTAAATTGTTCTACCCACACTCCTGGTTCATCCACCCAAAGAAATAGCATACTAAAGTATTGTATAATCGGATCTGATCCTTTCAACCAATTTTCTCCAGGTGATAATCTATTCATTGCAAAATCATCACTTATAGAGTCGCTAGTCATTGCATTATATTTACTAGCAAATTTAAATTCTATATCTTCTTGTGCATAGTAAACATAGGTAGATGATGCCCATTCGTTCCAAGCAGGGCATTCTCTAAAATAATAATTAGACTCTTCATGCTCAGAGTATTTTTTAACTGGAATGAAGTTATCCGAGTTGATATTTTTTAATGAGGCAAAACCATCCATACCCATAGATGGGCAATAACGAACTTCAATTGTTTTCATGATCTAAACTCGGTTAAAATTTTCTACTACAGTAGACTTTAGGATAATATCTTTTATTTGATCTTCAGAATCAAATTTTAAAACCATATTTAATTTATTCTTAGGAGCAACAGATTTACAATATTCTACATCAGATTCTGATATTACTCCAAAAGAATGAATAAATTTCAAAAATAGTTCTGACTGTTGCTCAATCTGATATGGAGAATGATATAATTTATACTCTTTTTCTCCATAATTATCAAATGCTATTGCAGAGTTACTGTATAGACTAATCGTTTCTAAACTAACGTCATCATTATATGGATTGATGCCAACTAATTGTTCAACTGCAGAAAGTCTAGACCACTCTTTCTTCATATTTTCATAATGTATATTATTCTTTATGATGTCTAAATCAAAAGTGGCATTTCTTACAATAAACTCCATAATTTTACCATCATTATTATAACGTATTCCTTGCAATCCCGCAACAATAAGATTATGTGGATCTGGTGTTGCAGTAAGTCGTATCAATTCATAATGAAAATCATAATATTCTGGAACTCCCAAAGCATCACATAATTTTTTCCATTGAGTGCAATCAAGATAATCAAAAGATATAGGATTACTGACAGTATATCCCAAAACTCCAGAATCATCAAATGTAGTGTAAATTGTTTGCACAGCATGTCTGGGTCTTAAACCCAACATTTCATAATCAGTATCTCTTTTTAAAATTTCTCGTATATTTTCTGGAATTATTGGCACAAAAGATGGATCTTTCAGACAAGAATAGTCGTAAGGAATTGAACCAGTAGAAGAAATTTTCTTTCTATCTACTAAACTATAATTGTCTGTAATTTCTAAGTAATTTTCAGTCATTTGAAACGATTACCTGACCTTCGGAATTATACACTGCATAATATATAAATTGCTCAGGTGGGCATGTCGATTGACTTTCTGGAAAATGATCTTCACAATACTGAATTGCTTCCTCAACTGTTTCAAATTTAACAAAAATAAATTCATTATTGAAGATGAGATTATACATCTCCAAATCTAAAATCTGTTTGTATAAATTAAAAACTTCATTTGCTTTATCAGCATCATTTAATGATTGAGGACCAGTCACTCGAATAAAAACTAATGGAGTTTTTGCAAGTGAGATATAAGATTCAATAAATTCAGAAAATTCCATTGCATCGTAGTTCATCATTCTTCTCCTTCAATAGGTTCCGCAAAATCTTCAGGAAAATAAATTGGTTTAATGTATCTCTTGTTAGGATCAATAATTGGTTTTTCAATAAATGTGTATGTAGATAAATCCAATCCAGGGAATGCTTCTTCAATTTGCAATCTTTTAGCAATGTCTAAGATTTGCTTGCTAATTAATTTAGGTCTCTGTTGATTATCTTCAATCAATCCAACAATATTACGAATATTCTGATACATGAAGTCTTTAGACACTCTATTTTGCTCATTAGACCATTGTTCCTCATCATTTTCATCCATGAATGGAACTCTCATGTCTGGATACTTTTCGAAGTATTGTCTAGGATCGATTGGATACTTGAGATTCATAATATATTTAAAAAACTCAAGATTGTTTTCAAACTCACTAGGTTTTTTGATCATTTCTCTTAGATATGTTCTCCACTGAATCCACATATCTCTTTCACCTTCAAATGCTTGCGGAGCATCAGGAAGAACTCTCCAATCACTAACTGTCAATAGATTATTTCTTTCGGCAATTCTTTCATAATAAGTTCTATCATGAATATACTTTTCTTCCTTAAAAGCATTAATTTTTGTCTCTATTTCTCTAGTAGAAATATCTTGTTGAAGGAAAGAGAAGGTAGTAAAAAATTCTGCTAGTTCTTTTGCTTGAGCACTAGTTGGTTCTTTCCAAACATATTCTTTCCAAAATTGTGATTTTGTAGCAAAATCATACACTAACTTTCTCTTCTGACAGAAATAAGTATCATCATTATAGTAGAAGAAATATTGTATCTCGTCGTTATCCGAGTGCCAAAAAGGATCAATCTTTTCGACCATTTTTTCCCACACAAATCCTTCAATAGGTCTTCTTCTATCAGACATATTGAAACTTATAAACTGTGTGGGGAAACTAACCTGAATAATCGGCGTTCTGATAGGAGCATCCATGTTTCTATTATGGCAATTTAATATACCAACCTGTTAATATGTATTTATCTTGTGTTAATACAGTATTGCCTTTGTGAACGTGTGTCATTCCAGCTGGCCAGATAACTACAGTTCCTGCTGTTGGTCTAATTCTTCTTCTTTGATATAAAAACTCGGTCTCACCTTCTCCCTCTGGAAGATCATTCAAATAAATGATCCAAGTTAATTCTCGTTGACCACACTGCCAGTTACTAGATTCATAATGGAAGTGATGATATCCACCCCCAGGTCTAGTTTTTTGCATTTTGATATCAGTAGATATCATTTTAACAGGAATCAACTGAGGATATTGACTTACATAATGCTGCAAGCAAGCTTGCAAATATTGATTACATTCATATGATAATTTATCACTTGTATAATTCAACAACAAAGATGTATCATCTCTGCCCAGTTGAGCATTTTCAAACTGTGTGCTACCAGTCATGTATGCATTTTCAGGAATTTGTTCAGGAATATCATCAATGCCATTAATAGGTTCATCGATGATACTATCTCTCTGATATGCAAGTTCAAAAACATCAATGAATTTTTTACATACAGTTTTTGGCATTAAACCTGGCCACACTCCGACAAAATCATTAAATTCTGCTGTTGTAATGTTTTCATCTCGCATCAATTCGAGGGGTCGAATTGGTATAATCTTTGCCATAAATTACCTCAATATACTTTAATCAAATACTTAACACGGACATATTTATTCATGATTGGAATCTTCTTCTGTGGAGAAAGATTTACTGTTGGAACTATTTGTTTGGTCGAGTTCAATGTAAATGTAGCAGTATTTGAAGTAATTTGCAACTGTGATTGATTGAACTGAACAGTGAGAGTATTTCCGTATGTTGTTGGGAATGTTCCAGCAACTGTTCCTGAACCAGTGTTGTTTCCCCACCCATATTGTGTTTTTGGATCATTAAACGCAGTTTCAGAAATATAATGAGAATGAGTTAAAGCACCCCCAAATGCACCAGGATCAAAAGGATCTGTGGTAGCATTAGTCGAAGAGGTATCAATCATAGCTAAATGATCGCCAGCAGCATTATCTAATACAGGAGTATTTGATTTTGGAGATCTCCACCACCAACCATAGGTTACTGTATCTGATGTATATGGAGCACCATACAATTCGTCAGCAGGTGATGGTCTATCGGCAATCCATCTTCCATCAACACCAGATCCAGATCCAGAATCGCCAGCGCCACCATAAGAAGGAACCCCCCACCCAATAAATGAAATATCTTCATCTGTTTCTTGACCAGTAAGCATGAAATGAGTATGCTGACCAATTTTTGTGAACACATCATCAAGCGGCCCAACAGTTGCACTGATATATCCATTATTACCAATCACAAAATCTACATCTGTAGTAACACCACTGTATCCAGTAGTTCTAATAGCACCCAAAACATAGAAAGGTCCATCAATATCAGTTGGTGATCCATCATATACTTGCTCAGGTGGTCTAGCTCCTTGAGTGTCAACAGTATCAATAATCCAGTTTCCTCCCGAACTTCCCACTTGATTGGCATCACCTGTTGATGCCGAAGATGGATCTGCTCCTTTGTATGTAGTGACGGAAGGCGATGATGCATTATTTCCATCAATAGGACCTACGCCAACTAATTTTCTATTTCTATAGTTAGGTAATTTGAAAGTGCCAGAATATGAATTTGTAGATGAACTATAAGCTCCACTACCACCATAAGTATTACCAATAACATTCCATAATTCATAATATGTACTAACTGTCAATTCTCTACCATCACATTCCATCCATCCAGGATACCTAGATTCCATAGTTCCGTCAAGATCTCCCGATGCTCCTTCAAAAGAATCATCCTGGAATCTACTAATTGGCAGAACAGTTCCAATTGCCAATCCATCTTCTTTCTTTTCTTGACGAGCATCATTAGCTTGATTAATGACCATTAATCTACTATACCACTGACCTGTCATCAATTCTGTGGTTGGTGCCGTCGCCCAAGTTCCAACACTCCACGTTATACCAGTCAAATCACCAATAGAAACTGTTGTGCTAACAGAACCACCTAAAGTAGCACTACTGGTTAGTTGTAAACTAATTGTGTCTCCTTCTACAACATTAACAGGAGATGCAGAATATGTTCCGCCGTTTTTAGAAATTAACGCGCCATTAGTTGTAGTAACTTGAACTCCAGTTTGAATGCCAGTTATAGAAACAGCATTGCTATTAGTTGCTGTTGAAGGTGGTCTGTTTGTTCTATTTTTAAAAGTTACTGTATCTGGAGTTGTATCTGGGGTAGCAGAATTAAATATTTTCCATGGTTGTGGAGTGTAATCACCTACTTTAATTTGTGCCCATGTTTGATCTCCATAATTTGATCCAGCATACATCCAAATACGAACAGTATCATTCAACTGAACTGTTGCTGGGAATGTTCCTATAGAACCATTATTAATTTGCACTCTTGGTAAAGGAGAAAGAGGTGTAGTTTCAACCCCAGAAGAATTAATTAATTTAGAAGATTCTAAAGTTACATTCAAAGTAACTCCAGAAGCAACACCAGTAACAGTATACAAATCTCCATTACTATTAACCGCAGAAGAATATTGCTGACCTGGCGTGGCACCTGTTATATTTTGAAAATTAAAAGTATCGATAGAAGAATCTGGAGGATTGCCAGTTGATACACTCCAGTTTACTGGCAAACCAGTTCCAATTGTTAAAGTAGTTGTAATAGAGGTGTTATTAGCAGTAGATGTTAACTGCCTTAATTGAATATAATCTCCATTAGAAACAGTAATAGATGAGCTAGTAAAACTAGCGCCACTCAACACACCATTTCCATCTACAGTTGCCGTGGAAGATTTTGCAATTTTTGCAGTATTTCCACCAGTTCCAGATCCACCATTACCCAGAACACTAGCAGTTGCGGTTGCAGATAATCCAGCAACTTGATATACTTCAGTAGTATATACATTAGTATTTAATGGTTGATCAGTTAAATTTTCAAATGATGGTGGTGGGTTAGGAGCATTATTAGGAGCATTTTGAGTTGTGATATACCAAGTAGAACTAGCGCCACCTATGGATAAAGTTACATATACTTGTGTTGCGTATTCACTAGAAGAAGTTGCTCTAAGATCAATTACCGTTCCATTTTGGGCATTCCACCCAGTTAGAGTAGTAGTATATCCACTAGTAGAACTAATACCAGCAGTATTTGGAGTTGGTTGAGTTACCTTAATTGCGATATTAGATGCTGTTCCTATAACTGATATAGGAACATATAATCCACTACTAAGACCGCTTACGGTTACATAAGCCATGTTATTTTATTCCTCTTCTAAGTTATTTATAGGGGTGTGGAAGTATTGCTACTTGCATAATAAATTGTGTTTATTGTAGCACCAGTTTTATTTGAAAAAACCCAAGAATTTGGAGTTGAATCAATATTTACAGTTACAGGATAACTTGCACTATCGGTTCCACCATATCCAGAAACACTCATAGTAAAAGTAACCGAAGAACTATCTACAAAATCTTGAATATTTCCTGTAATAGTTTTTGTTTTAGTTCCAGAACTAATTGGTGTTGCAGTTCCAACCCCTTGATCAATACTACCACTTAACGCATATGATGTTGTCCAAGATATAGTTACTGTTCCACCAAAATCAACTATATTAGGTTCTACCTGAAATAAAGTAATATTGGGTAGTTGTGGATTTACATAAACTCTTAGAGTTTCAGTTACACAAGCATCTACTGGATTACATGCTGTTAACGTATAATCACGATATCCATCACCATATGTAGGTGCTCCAGGATAAGAACCAGCACCAGAAGTAGGAACTGTAGCAGTTAATTGAACTGATCCATCTTGTGCTAAATTGCTGCCAACCCCCTGATTAATAGAAACACTGCCTGTGGCATTACTCGTAGACCACGTTAAAGTAAATTGAGTATCTTGATCTGGTATTGTTGGATTATTTGAAAACGAATCGATTGTAGGCAATGGATATGCTTGCACATAAGCAACTGCTGTTACAGTATATCCTGCAGAATTTACAACAGTAAATGTAAATGTATTCAATCCTGCAGTTGTAATAACTTTAGTAGTAGTTCCACTTGCAGCAACACTACCCACACCATTATCAATGCTTCTACTAGCTAAACCGCCGCCACCTCCCCAAGTAGAAGTCCAAGAAAGAGTTACACTATCACCAACACTAACTTCTGCTTGATTTGGTGATGATACTCCATTGATAGAAAGTGTTGCAGTTGGAACTCCAACTACTGTCACATCAACACTAGCTGTAGTTGTTGATAATCTATTTGTTACTGATAAAGTATATGTTTTTGTTCCTGTAGTAGATAACAATCCTGTTAATAAAGGAACCCTAGTTCCAGATCCAGATCCAATATTATTATTTGCTGGATCATCAAGTTGACTGTCTGGAAAAGTAGAAAATTCTGTTAATGATGGTTGAGATTCTGCATCAGAAACCGTCCAACTAAGGGTTGGAGAATCTATACCAACTGTAAGATACTGTTTATTTGTAGTTAATTGAGCTCCTGGAGTTGGAATCTGTAAGTTTAATGTGAATGATGCTAAAGCATACACATCACCAGCATTCTGTAAATTTGCACTGCCAACTCCACCAGTGCTACTGAATTCAGGACTAGAAGAGATATTTGAAGAAAAAGTTAAATATCCATTAGTTTGTCTTTTATTAGAAGGAACAGTAACTGTAACATCTCTCCAAGATTCCCAATAGGTATCTTTTGCTCCATCTCCTCCTCCATATGCACTTGACCCAGAACTACCCCAGGAATATGCTAATACATTAAATCCACCATCAGAAACAGCTAGATAAAAATCTTCACCAGAATTATTAGGTCTTTCATGACCATTCGAATCATTACCAGCTCTAACTTTACATGTTATACTTTCACAATATTTTAAATTACAAAGACCATAAGCAGATCTATTCGAAACTCTTGGGCTACTCCATGTTCCCATCATTAAATATGAATTACCTGTTGGTGTAACCATACCACCAACTTCGCCATTATCATCTCCTTGAGTAGTTCCTGGAGCACCTTCACCCGATCCATTTATTTTTGTGCCAGTAAGTTCAGAAAAAGTAAAATTTACTCCAGGATAGTAAGTAATGCTTAAATTTGCCATAACAGATACTTATTTTACAATGGAGTTGTTGTATTACTACTTGCGTAATATGTAGTGTTTATAATTGCACCAGTTTTATTAGTAAAAACCCAGGGATTTGGAGTTGTATCTATTAAAATTGTTACTGGAGTAGTTTGTGTTTCTGTTCCACCATATCCCTCCACAGATAAAGTATAACTTATACTACTATTTTCAACAAAATCTTGTATATTTCCTGTTGGGGTAAAAGTCTTGGTTCCACTTGCTATAGGAGTTACCGAACCAACACTATTATTAATACTACCAGTAAGAGCATAAGTAGTAGTATAAGAAAAAGTAACTGATTCTCCTAAATTAATTGTTTGTGGTTCTACCTGAAATAAAGTAATATTTGGTGGTTGTGGATTTACATAAACTCTCAAAGTACTTGTAACACAACTATCAGCTGGATTACATGCTGTTAGAGTGTAATCTCTATATCCATCACCATATGTAGGTGCTCCAGGATAAGAACCAGCACCAGAAGTAGGAACTGTAGCTGTTATCTGTGCCGATCCATCTTGTGCTAAATTGCTGCCAACTCCTTGATTGATGGAAACGCTACCAGTAGCATTACTTGTAGACCACGTTAAAGTAAATTGAGTATCTTGATCTGGTATTGTTGGATTATTTGAAAACGAATCAATTGTAGGAGCTGGATATGCAGTTACTTCAACAGTAGCAGTAACTGATTTAGTAGCGCAATTGTTAGCAGTTAAAGTATATACAGTTGTGCCATTGGGGGGAGTAACTGTGACGGAACCAGAAGCTGCCACTGAACCTACACCTTGATTAATAGATCTAGATCCATTAGTAGTTCCAGTAGTAGTCCAAGAAAGAGTGACAGTATCTCCTGTGGTTATAACACTATCACTTACCGTGAAAGAAGTAATAACTGGATTTTGACAAACAGTAACAGTTTGAGATGAAGTTACTGGACCACCGCCAGGACCACTAGCAGATAATGTATATGTTGTTGTAGATGTAGGCGATACATTAGTATTACCATCTACAGCAACTGTGCCAACCCCATTGTTTATCGAAACATTGTCAGCATAAGATGTAGTCCAAGCAAGATTAACACTATCACCTACGTTAATATTACTAGTTGGCGATTTAGTAAAACTATCAATTGTTGGTGCAGCAAAACTATATTCTATACGAACAGCACCATCTCCACCATCGCCAGCAGGTCCACCTTGGTTACCTCTCCCACCTCCACCATAATTTCCCCCATTTGTATTTCCACCATTATTTGCATTTGTGCCACTTAATGTTGTTCCATTTCCACCACCAGAACCTCTTCCAGAATTATTATTTTGGTTCCCAGCACCACCACCCAATCCACCGTTATCATCATCAGTTCCATTTTGCCCATTATTTCCAACAGAACTGATAATTGGAGTTCCACTAGCACCATTACCGCCAGCAGTTCCACCACCAGAATCATCTGTTCCTCTTTCACCACCAGCGCCAGTAACAAAAAATCCAGTTCCAGTTACTTCAGATTTTGATCCATTCTCCCCACCATCTCCTGATGGAGCTTTTCCACCAGAACCAACTCTAACAGATAGAGATGAACTGGATGTAATATTTACAGTTGCACGACAAAATCCACCACCACCGCCGCCGCCGCCGTCACCGTCTCCATCGGTATCATTAAATCCAGATCCACCTCCACCAATACAAGTAATTGTTACTTGTGTTACTGCAAAGGGTATTGCCCACGTAGATGTTCCAGGTGATGTAAAATTAACTGTTGGCATATCTCAAATTTATAACGGCGAAGTTCCGAGACTACTTGCGTAGTAAGTAGTATCTATGGTTGCTCCTGTTTTATTGCTAAATGTCCACGTATCAGGAGTTGTATCGACATTAACAGTAATTGAATATGTTGCTGTATCTGTTCCACCAAATCCAGCGACACTCATGGTAAATGTAACGGAAGAATTATCTACAAAATCTTGAATATTTCCAGTAATTGTTTTCGTAGCAGATCCAGAACTAGCGGGAGAAAGCGTTCCAACACCTTGATCTATAGATGCTGATGTTGTATAATCATTGCTCCACGTTATAGTTACAGTTTCCCCATAATCAATTGTGGATGGAGTTATAGAAAAATCTGGAATTGGTGGTTGAGGATTTACATATACTCTTTCAGTATCTGTGACACTAGTTCCTGCAAGATTTGTAGCAGTTAGAGTATAATCTCTATATCCGTCTCCGTATGTAGGTGCTCCAGGATATGCTCCAGCACCAGAAGTAGGAGCAGTAGCAGTTAATTGCGATTCTCCATCTGCAGGTAAATTAGATCCAACACCTTGATTAATTGAGATGGTATTTGCATTACTCGTAGTCCATATTAATTTAAATTGCGTATCTTGATCTGCTGGGTTTGGATCTGCAGAAAAAGAATCAATAGTTGGTGGAGGAACCGCTTCAACATTAACTGTAGAAGTAATAGTTCCTGCAGTGCCTCCTGCTTGGTTAACAGCAGTTAAAACAAAACTATAAGTTCCAGCTGTAGTTGGAGTATATGTTGTTGAACTATCAACATTGCTGGAATTTGATATTAATGAACTTCCATTAACAGTTAAAGAAATACTTGTAGCATTTGTTGTTGTCCACGATAATGATATTGAATTATTTGTAGTTACATATGATGAAGGTGATGCTGTAAAAGTATCAATTACAGGTGGTTGATATAAAGTTACTGATCTACTAAGAGTAGCACCATCAATACCATTATATTGGGCAACTATAGTATAGGTAGTTGTTCCAGCGCCAACTCCTGTATAAATTGCTGTGTATGCTTGACCATCTGTTCCGTTTCCTTGATTAACACCGTTGATTAAAACATTACCTGCTGTATTAGTAACCCATGTTAATTCCACACTTTCACCAACTGTTCCTGTAACGTTCCCTTGTGTAGAAGTTCCAGTTCCAACAGCAATACCATAAAAATTAATTTCAGGATAAGTAATAATTACTCTACCCCCAGTTCCATCAGAATTACTTCCACCTATACTATAACCATATGATTCGCTATCAGTATCAGATAAAGTAGGTGCTGATGGGTGATATGTAGAATTGTAAGCAGAAGTTCCTGCCTGACCGCCAGCTGCACTAAAAGAATTATCTTGCCCAGCGCCGCCGCCAGCACCACCTGGCGATCCACCGCCGCCAGCGCCACCACCAGATCCATCGCCAGATTTGTTGGTGCCATTACCACCACCACTAGCACTTATGGTTGTGCTTAAAGTTTTACTAGATCCATCCGTGCCAGTTCCACCAGTTCCAGAGTTTAAGCTACCGCCGCCTCCGCCGCCGCCACCACCAGCAATACAAATATAAGTGCTGCCCCAAAGAATAGCAGACGCGCCGCCACCTCCTCCTCCTGCTCCTGAAGATCCACTACCACCTGCATTTCCTCCAGTTCCACCAGGAAGAGATCCAGTTCCGCCAGGTCCACCGCCAGTTCCAGTAGATCCATTATTACCACCCTGACCGCCCCCACCAACATAACAAGTTAATGTTTGCCCCGTAGAAGTTAATACAGCAGTTCCTGATAATTTTGCTCCATCACCAGAAGCGCCACCAGGGCCGCCTGCATCATTACCACCCGATCCACCTGCTCCACCAAAAATTGTATAGGAAAATCCCTTTGTGCCAGTTGGAAGAGCTAATGTTGCTCCGTTTGATCCAGTATCGAATGTTGGCATTTTTAGAACTTAATAATGTATTCTACTAACATGAATGGTTGAACTGCTTCATCTAATTTATCCACTCCCTTTGTTTTTACAGAAACATTAGTGACAATATTTTCGGGACTAACATTAAAAGCACTATAACCATACTTAAAATTCTGAGAATATGTTGTAGGTCTGGTTATTCTATGAGTATGACCAGCGCCTGCTGCGGGTGCATTATTTTCAGCAACTTCCTCTAAAATATTTTGACCAGATGAATTAGCGCCATCGCCACCAGATTCATCCGTAGCACTATTCTTAGTGTTTCCAGATTGAGCAGAAGTATGAGGCCCAGTATAATTTAAGACCGTTTGATTCCCTCCATGACCATGACCTTGAAAATTTTCCTCATTTAATTCAAATGTTTCCGTTGCTTTAGCAATAATATATTTACTATTCCCCAAAAGTGCTAACCCAGAAGATCCATTAGCATCCACAGCAGGAACAGCAAAGTTGCCACTATAATTAAAAGAAATTTCATTACCAACGTTAGATGTTATTTCTACGCCAATACCAACTTTATATTTACCATCATCAGTAAAATCAAATTGATAAGTTCCTGTTCCACTCCCACCAACTATCACTTTAGATCCCAAATCTGGCAACATAAATCTTGTAGAATCTACTTGATCTCTCTTAGATTCTTTCAAAAATTTACAATCTGCACCAGTTCCCAAAACTGCTGCTAAAGCAGGATAATCAGATGCTTTTAAAATTGCTCCATTGCATTTTAAATATCCAGCAGGTATAACTGTTTTAAATTTAGAATCCAAAGGACTATTGTATCCATACAACGAAGTAGTTAACATTTGTATGGTTCCTACCATACCACCATGTTTTGCTTTTTCTCTGGTATAATTTGCCATCTTAGAATGCCCTGATTAAATACAAACAAATTACATTAGGTTGTGCCAGAACTGCTGTCAAATTCAAAGCAGCTATACCAGCAGCATTATCAGGAGTTATATTTGATGTAACTGAATTTGCTAAAGTTTTATTTGGCAATTTTAAATTTGCTGGATCGTAAACACAATCAAAAGAATCATGAGTGTGTGGTGTTATATATTGATCTGCTCCACCCGTAGCATTTGTATCATTAAAATTAAAATCTATAGAACTTTTATTATATAGAACTTTATTACCTGAAGTATTAGAATCAGATACTCCACTATTTGTTCCACCTGGATCATAATTTCTTTGTGGAATTGTTACATTAGACCCACCAAAACCATAAGGAATTGATTCCGATCTATTCAATACTCCATCATAATTAACTGTATTAGAAAAAGTTTTTCCTGAACTATTCCCCAACCAGTTTGCAATTGGGTGGGCGCTGGCACTAGCAACGTTGTTGGCAACAACATTACTATTGTTATCGGAACTTTCGACGTTTGCTAAAATTTTACCGAATGATGTTCCTCCAAAACCATTACTAAATCCATTAGGACCAGGATTTGCAGTAAAATTATATTCTGGACCAAAAGCATAAAAATAATCTCGTACTTCAAAAGTAATATTTGACCAAGGAATAACTCCTTTTCCTGGTCTTTCATTAGAAACTCCAGAAATAGTTTCAATTTTCCCAGAATGATTATGCCCTAGGATATGGCGTCTACCTAATTTTCTGGGAGAAATGTGAATCAATCTTTCCGATTCGCCAGCGATAATACTATATCCAGTAAATTGACCTGAGAAATCATTTTCTGCTGTGTAATTTAATACAATATCGGTATAAGCATCACTAACAATAGGAGGTAGAGAACCAGTATTTTCGTTTTCCCCAATATAATTAGTAACCACGTTTAAAGCTTCTGCATTATCTGTAGATGTATTATCTACTGTTTGACCAGCAACAAAATAATCTGTATCAATATTTGCTAAATGTTTATCATTTAAATTTGGCAAAAATATTGTTCCTGTATAATCAGGAAAAGTTCCCCCAAATCCACTTGATATTCCATATTGAGTTCCAATAACTTGAGCAAGCAAAGGATATTCTTTAGCAACTATAGTTTGCCCAGAACAAACCAACCAACCTCTAGGAATAGCACCGAAATCTCCTGTCCACGGCATGATTGTGCCAATGGCAGCAGATTTCATTGTGCGTTCTGCTTGATAAAATGCCATATTAGATCTCCACTAACCACCAACCTTGAGCGGAATTAGGAATACTTGACGAACTGCCATCATTTAGAGTGCTGCCTGCATAAATTAATCCAAACCCAGCATTAGGTGTTTGAATAACTAATTCACCACCATCGTATCCACTTAAAGATGAAGTGAATGTTCCACCAAGAATAGTAGAACCAGTGTTGGATACATCTCCCTGAACTGCTATTCCAGTGGGTGCTCTCATTACCAATGATACATTATAGGTTAGATTTCCGCCAATATCAACAAATCTTATCATATCTCCAGTAACAGGGTTTGTCGGCAATTTAATAAGGGTGATTGCAGAAGGAGCAACAAAGTAGTTGACATTCGCAACAGCAGTTGTGACGGTTGCATTAACATATACCCACCTTCTAGCACCCGTGGTTCCATAGTAAGAGGTAATTCCACCAAGATCAATAGTTCCAGTATTATTGACTTTAAATCTAGTAACACTGTCTTGTTGAACTGTTAGATTACCTCCTTGAGTTCCACTACCATTTACCAATAGATTGCCAGCATAAGTATTAGTTCCACTACCATTAGCAGATAGTGTTCCAGCAACTACAATATCACCCGATGAATTATTTAGAGATAGTTTAGATGTCGTTCCATCTTCAGCAAAGATGTTGAAGTTTCCGCCATTAATAATGGTATTACCGTTTGCAGTGTCAACTTGGAACTTGATAGCAGGAGATGCCGCACCATTAGTAATCTTGAAGAATTGAGTATTAACTGTAGTGCTACCATTTAATGTTAAAGTATTTTCTACTGTTAATGTTCCTGCAATATTAGTGTTACCGCTAGAAGCAGCAACTGTAAACTTGCCTGCCAGCGTATTTCCAAACGAGGCATCTGCCCCCAAACCAAATGCAATAGATCCAACTGCAGTGAGACTGCCAGTTGTTGACTCAACTTCAAACTTAGTAACTGCAGGATCGCCACCATCAGTAAGTCTCAAGACTTGAATATTATTATCAAGTAGTGCAGCAACCTTGACGATTTCTAAATCAGATAGTCTCAAGTAATCATTAGTTGTAATAGCACCACCAAATTCTGCAGTAGTAACTTCATCTTCAGTTGTATTAATACCACCATCATTAATAATCCAAGAAGCATTATCAAACTTAACAAACTTACTCAATAGAACACCATCTGGGTGATCTGTTCTCAAAACAGTTCCATCTTGAGCACGAAGAACTTTAATTCTTAAACCATTAGGATCTGCAGTGTTTGAAATATTAGTAATTTCAGTTACTTTGAGAAGTTCACTCTTAGCTTGATTGTCTGGTTGTTTTACAGTTCCTGTTGCTGCTGCTTGAGATACATTTGTTCCTGTTTGCGAGAAAGTAAATGTATTGTCGCCCGTAACAGTAATTGTTACGTTAGAACTTAAAGCAATATCAAAGTTGTTATCAGAGCAATCAATTTCTACTTTTAATCCAGTAGTAAAACCATGTGCTTTAGTTGTAGTAATCGTAGTAACGTTAGAATTTCTAGCAACAAAAGCAATCTGAGCAGTATGTCTTGCTCTATCAACTAAAATGTAATCACCTACCGAGAAATCATTTGCAGTAGCAATCTGATCTAATCCAAGGAAATATTCACTTGTAGTAGATCCAGAAACTTGAAACTGAGTTCCACCCCAGTATGTTGAACTTCCCGCGTCAATATTTTTGTTGATAATAGTATATTTATAGAAGTCAATATTTCTATTCTGAATAGAACCTTCAGAATGAGAAACAGCAGTAGTTCCCCAAGCACCACGAACAACTTCAACAGTGCCAGAATTTAAACCACCATTTAAAATGATATTGCCATCAACTTGTTGACTTGCTTTTACAAGCAACGAGTTATTAATAGTAGTTGTTCCACCATCAGAAGCAATACTTAGTTCACCAGCATTACGGCAGAGTTGAACAATAGAAGCACCACCAGTATCGAATAATCTCAACTCATTTGCTTGAGTAAAGATTCTTACAAACTGAGAACTTGTTATGGAAGGACCAGCACCAATTTCAATACTATCGCTATCAAAAATAGAGTTTCTATTTCCTACTCTAAAGAATCCAGTAGTGTTATTCCAAGCACCACCAATAGTAACTTGCGAATTGTGTAATACTCCACCAGATAGTGTTCCTTGAGATACAGTGCCGATATCAATAACAGAAGTCTTGGAATTTCTATGAATATAAAGATTTGATGTAGTAGCAGCATCGCCAACTGTTAAAGTTTGCGTTGCTGCATAGTTACCAATATCAATTGTTTGTGTGCCTGTTGTAGCACTATTGTTACCAATATCTAGACTTAATACATCGCCAAAAGCATTAACTGTAGTAGCAGTCGTATTATAAAGATTTAAAGTAGTGTTAGTGGTATCTAGATTAGTTCCAGAAATAGTAGTATTGCCCTTAACTTCTAAGTTGCCAGTAAGTCTACCATCTCCACGAACAACAAACTCTCTATCTAATAGAGCTTCATTAGATACATAACCAGTTACAGTAGTAGCATTGAAATTAGATGTAGTATCAGTTGTCGTAAAGTCAAATGTATCTTCAGTGCAATTTGTAATTGTAACTGAGTTTGAAGAGAATTGAGTATAACCAGATGTAGATACACTGATCTTTACATTTTCTCCATCAAAGAAACCATGGGGAACTCTTGTCAGAACAGTAACTGTAGATCCAGTCTTAGTTAGTTGCTCTAGTAATACAGGAAGTGTAGTATTTACACCTAGTCTTCCATAGAGAGAACCCGTTACACTTTCATTTACTGTATAAGAATTAGTTTGATTACCTCTAGTGAGAGTAATATTTCCAGTAGCATATGCAGTGTTACCTACAGTCAACCCACTCAATTCATAACCAGTTTGGTTAGTAATGGTGATAGTATTGGTTCCTGAAACTGCGGTAACTCTATAAACACCACTCTTAGTAGAGTTAGGACCATCTTTAAATTCTACGTTAGCAAACCATGTAGTGTCTACAGAAGATAATCCATGTGATTCTACAGTAGTGATAGTGCATGATGTAGTAGAAGTATTATTATATGATTGAATTGTTAAAGATGTAGTAGCAACTCTAAGTGCAGAAGAAATGCCAGGTGTTTCACTATTACCACCAACAATAAATGCATCACGAACTGCTAGTTCAGTCTTAGCATTCGTTGTTTCCGTTAGGAACTTAGGAACACTTCTACCAGAAATGTAAGTATTGCCAACAACATCTAAGTTAGCTCTTGGTTCAGTTTCTTCAGATACCCATGCAGTCTGATATGCAGAATGAGCAGCTCTAGCAACTGTGTTAATACCTAACTTAAAGTCTCCATATGTAGAAGTTTCTGTTCTGATTACTTCAGCACCAATTACACCAAATTCTTTAAATGCTGTTCTAGATGAAGCAACTTCTATTGATGGTTGTGCTACTGAATTTACTGGATAACCGTTAGCATTATTTTGATTGATATCAAATACTGGTAAATTAGTATTAATTCTAACAACAACTGAATCCGCTGCTCCGTCAAAAGGATCTACTTCATCAGAAACAACAGACCAGACTCCATTCAAATTAACTAGAGATCCAGTAGCTCCTTGAATTCTAATCTGAGAACTTGCAGTAATTCCTAAGGAATTATTTGAAACTCCAGTGTTATAATTTAAGCGAATCTTTGTTCCTGTTTCGCTACCCTGAATACCTAATAGTTGTGGATCTGGATTCTCTGAAGTAGAATTTGTAGTTATTGAAACATAATCATTTGCAAAGATCCAACCCAAAGATCCAGTAAATAAAGTCTGCAATCCTTTGAATTGCATATCACCAGACTTCAGAGGAGATTTAGATCCAAAGTTAGTATTCTGAGTTTGTGTAGGACCGTTAGTAGTAGTTCCAAACGTATTTGCAAAATCAGGTGCTCTATTAGATAGAGCAACTCGCATAGTGTAATCTTGAGATCCTCTGGTATTGAAATCAAAAATAGCAGAAGTAACAGTATTTTGGTGAATTAAAATATCACCCGTCTTTTGACCAGAAATATTAAATTCTAGATATGCATCATAACCAACTGCAGTTCCACTTCCAGTTACAACCTTAAGTGATGGATAGTTTTCAGTAGTTCCAAATGCAGTAGCATTATTAATAATCAATGGAGAATTGAATGTGCTCTCCCCAGATCCATCAACTCCATTAACTGTGATAATATCATTAAATGTTACAGGAGAATCAAAAGTAGTAACAAGTGTTCCAATATTGTCGGCATCATCAGCAGACTCGACTAATTGTGCTGATTCCAGGAACGTCTCTTCGCCTGTAATAGCGTTGATCTTACGGTTACCGATATAGAGGTCACCGTTGGAGTTCAGACCCGTGTAGAAGACAATACCAGCGTTTTCGCGCTTTGCTTGTGCATAGAAATCTTGAGTATCTGTAAGAACAACTTCTTGGCGAGCAGGGAAACCAGTCGAGTAGTTACCAGGACCAAAACCAAGATATTCAAACGTGTGGTTACCAGAACGAGCAATAGATGGTCTACGAAGTTCAAGATAAACTTTTTGTTCGAGTGGATAATCAGAGTCACCTCCAATAGGAATCTTTCTGGATTCGGATCCAGCAGAAGCAGATCCATTTTGTGCCTGAACAGCATTTTCGCCAGAATAAGTATAAGAACCAGTTCCAGGGTCAGCAATAAAGTCTAGAATTGTTTCTTTAGTCAATGATCCTTTAGCATCATTGACAGTAACTAAACCATGAACATAGTTATCTGCTGCAGAGATTGTTGCAGGTGGATCAAGTAACGTTTCTGATTCTGGATCAATTCCCTTATACCACTCTGGGTCATTTTTATAGAACTCAGGATAAATTTTAGAAATTGGTTGAGAGAACTTAAAGTTCTTGAAGTTAGTTCCGACACCAGAACCAGTAGGATATGGAGAAATATCACCACGAACACAAGTTAGATAGTAAACACCATCTTGTTGACCAGGAATTCTTCTACGAATTTCGTCGATATCAAAGATATAGAAAGTGCTTTCCATATCAGAAACATCTTCAACAGAAGCAACGGTATAAGAAACACCATTATCATCATTTACAGTATCACCAGGAGTTACAGTATAAGTGTTTGCTCCCTCAATGACATATAAATTATTTTTAATATCATTTCTACCTCCATTTGGGTTTTCCAATAGAGTTGCTGTAACATCACCTTGGGTAAATACAGTTTCCGTGAAAGGACTATAGTTAATTTCAGAGTTGCCACTGAAATCTTTAAGAATCATGTAATAATTATTTTCATAAGCAAAGTAAGAGTGAACATATGCAGTTCCTTTGCTATTTCCATCCCAAGTAACTTTATTGGTATTATTGGAATTTGCTATGCTGTTAACAAATATACCATCTCCTCCTTCTGGAGCATCAATCTTAACAGTAGTGAATAACTTAGTCTTATAATCATTATTATCTACACCAATATCAAATACAGTTAATTCGAGATATTCTTTGCCTTGAATTTCTTTTTTCTTGGCAGATTGAATAGTAAAAGCAACCTTAGATGTTGTTTCAATTCTCTTTGCATAAGTAGAGTTATATGGATCATAGGTTGAAACAAAATTAGGATCTAACGTTACTAGTTCTGTCTTTGTTAAACCTAATCTTTCTCCGCTAGTAGGAGCATTAAATGTAGCAACTGTATTTCCAGCTGCTGTTGGCTTTAGAACAATTTTTTGTGGAAGAAGTCTTCTCTTTTCATCTGTTCTAATCTTAAATACAAAACCATTGAGAGGATCACGAACCGTTTTAAGATTCTTAGGAATTACATAACGGAATCTGTAAATACGATCTTCGGGTGTTCTATTATCTTCGATTCTTTCATACCAAGAATCAGTAGTTCTTAGTCTGGTTTCATAATCAGATTGCTTAATTCTAGGAAGAATCTGGTTTCCTGACTCTAACGTTTCGATATACCACAATCCTTCATCGCCTACTGCGGCATCATATTTCAATGGTGAACGACGCTTATCGGCATAAGTATAGAATTGAGCAGTGCTTCCAGGAGCAAATGTTACTGGGTTGATATTATCAATAGCATCTGTAAATGTTAGGTGAATTGTGAAAGTTTTTGTTCCTGAATATCTTGCATAGTAGTAAGTCTGTGGATCTACAACAGTTCCACCGAAGTTAGAAGCAAGAGTTGGTAGCGAAGAACCTGTAATATCTGCTCCAGTTCTGAAAAACACTCTCTGTGGAGTGATATTATCAGAAGGAACATCAAATACATGAGGTCTATCTGTTTCAAGAATTGTGCTGGAACCAGACAATAAGTTTGTCTGATAGCGATGGAGATCATAATTAGTATCTAGAAGATACTGATAAACATCAATCTCAACATCTTTATCAATGCTATCTGTTTCTGGCGAATAGATATAAATTCCAGCACAAGAGTTCTCTTCGCTAGTGGCAAGAAGCAGAGTTTGCTGGTTATCACCATTGAATCCAATACTGTTGGAGTAATCAAATGGATCTGTCTTTCTTCCTGGAGCAATTACATAATATGTTGTATTTGTATCAAATCCTTTTGGAAGACGAATCAAACGCTTATCTGGATTTGTTCCTTTCTTTGCTCTAGGAACAAGTCTGACAGGAGTTCCAGTCTCCATATCGTGTGGGTTAGTAGTATTGTTTCCTTGAGAATCTTTTTCTACTAAGTTGAATAGGGTTGCTCTTTGTGCTAGAGAAGCAGTGCTTAATACCGAAGGAACACGAGGAACAGTTCCGATACCAGAATTTAAAATAGTATCAATAATATTGAAGTAAATAATAATACCATCTACAACACTAGCACATTCTCCACCTGGGGATGAGATTGATCCATCACCTAAAGCAGTGTAATTGTAGTCTTGAATTACTGCTTCATCAGTTGTTGGTTCTAAATCAGTAGACCAAACTCCTGTTTCTAGTTTAACATACAAATTAACGCTAGGTAATGTAGAAGTAGCATTTACTGTTGTTCCTAAATCAAATCTAGATCCATAAACACCAAGTTGAATTTGATTAGCAGCAAGACCATTTTGACCATCACCAATTTTCTTGATGTATGCGTTGTCTGGAATGGTTGATGTTTGACTAACTACCGTGTTTTGATCGGCAGGGATGGTGTTAACAGATTCAACCTTCATGCCAATTGCCAATCCAATCGTGCTGGGAACCGTAACAATTGAAGATCCAGATACAGTAGAAGCACCAGTAATATAAGTATCATGATTTCTCATTGCAGAAATCGCTAGATTTCTAACATACTTCCATGCTTCTAGGGTTTCTGTCTTCTCGTTTTCGATGTAATCTAATGTGAAACCATCTTGGTTGCCATCTGTAGTATCATTAGCAAGAGGAATTGCAGTATAGTATGCTTCAGCAGCATTAATTACATTTTCATTTCCACCTAGTCTTAGATCAGAAACTACCGCTTCAACAATATATCCAATATCTCTCTTACACTTACTTGCTTCACTAACTTGTGACCACTGACCAGGATTTACAACAGGAAGATCTGATAGATTTCCATTAGATAGAGCAGTAATAAGAATATGTGATAATGTATCAATAGTATATCTTACATTTGCACAATCATAGGAACCATTAGTAACTACTGGCAGATTGTTTAAATTACCAGCAACTAGTGTTGTTGTAACAATACCAAACAAGTTAGTAATACTATCTTGAACATCTATACAAGTAGAAGCATTTCCAGACTCGTTGTAAGTAACGTCTGAACCACCAACACTATAACTTGGAGGACCAAAAGATAAATTAAAATTCTTAGAGTAAAGTTGATTTGTTACTGCTTTCTTCGCTGCATCTCTAGCAGCATTAAAAGCAGTTACAGATTCAGTAACTTCATCAACTAAACCATTTGTTAGTAATGTTGTAGCGTTGGCATAATATTCTCTAGTAGCATCTACAGTAAATTCATTGCCACCCCAGAATAAATCTTGAGCAATAGAATCAACAATAAATCCAATATCTCTACGGCATTTTGCTTCACCGTCAAGAGGAGTTCCTCTCGTTTCAGTAATATCAGTTACATCGGTTGAATCTCCTGAAGAAACTGCAGTTGTTACTATATTGGTTAATGTAGTAATAGATGCCTGAACATCATCACAAGATGCTGGATCTGTGTTGCTTCCTGTTAAAGGATCTGCTGTTAAAGTTAAATCTTTTGAGTATAACTGGTTTGCAACAGCTAACTTCATCATATCTCTTGCTTTATTAAAAGCAACGATAGATTCTGCCTCCTCTCCCACTAAACCATTTGAAAGAGGATCTAGGTTTTCATCAAAATATTGTAACGCAAATTTTCTAGAATAAACATTACCAAGAATAGAAAGATCTAAAGATACTGCATCAATAAAGAACCCAATATCTCTCTTACACTTAACTTCTCCTTCAGGAACAGTTCCTGTGTTCTCTGCAGGTAAACTAGACAAATTGCCAGCAGAAACAGAAGAAGTAACAATTGTGGTTAAAGTTGTAATTGCTAACTGAACGTTTGCACAAGATGCTGGATCTGTGTTGCTTCCTGTTAAAGGATCTGCAGTTACAGTAAGATCTTTGACAGTTAACTGATTAGCAACAGCCAATTTCATCAAGTCTCTTGCCTTGTTGAAAGCAGTATTTGATTGTGTTTCCTCACCCTGCAATCCGTTTGTAATCCAAGCATTTCCTGCCTGATTAAAGTATTGTTGAATAAATTTTCTGCTATATTGATTGCTATTTTCTAGTGAAATATCGAGAGAAATAGCATCAATAAAATATCCAATGTCTCTCTGACATTTTGCTGGATCAGGATTAACAAATCCAGGATGACTTATAGCAATTTGTGCGTAAGCTCCATTGATAATTTCCTGTCTATTAAGTTGAATTAGACGATATGCATCTTTATACCTAGATGATGACAAAGTTTGAGCATCTCCAGGATAATAAAAATCAGGATGCTGAATTGCAATTTCTGCTGCAGCTCTATCAATAATTTCTTGCTTGTTTAATTGAATGAGTCTGTAAGAATCCTTATAACGAGAGAATGCATTTGTTTGGGCATCTCCAGGATAATAAAAATCAGGATGTGAAAGTGCAATAGCAGCTTCCGCTCTATCAATAATTTCTTGACGATTGGCAGTAATTAATCCTGAAGCATCTTTGTATCTACCAGCTGGATTATCATTATTATTGGGATCAATTTGAATAGTTGAAACATAAAATTCTCCAGTAGCTTGAGTAACTCCTGGATTATCTGGGAGATTAACTGTAAATGAATTGGCAGTTAATCCTGTTGCAAGAACAGTAAAATCACCATTATATGCAGATTGAGTAGCACCAGAAATACTGATAATATCACCTGCTACTAGATTATGGGGATCCACTGTAGTAACAGTTGCAACTAAACCACTGCTCGTGATTGCATCATTTTGAGTATTTAAAATACTAGTTGAACCTAGTAAGTTTGAGATTGCTTTCTTTGCCCAATCTTTTGCTCTTCTGAAAGCATAAACTGATTGAGGAATTTCACCAACCAAACCATCATCAATCAAATCCCCAACGCCATCAAAATACGCTCTAGTTACTTCTACAATAGCAGCATTTCCACCATTATAGAGATCATCAGCAAGACCGTCAACAAAATAACCTAGGTCTCTCTTACACTTTTCTCCATCAGCAGCAGTTCCAGTCAAATTAGCATTCCAGTTAGGATATGCTTCGATCATCATGCTATATGCATACTGAATAATTTCATCGCGGTTTGATCTAATTAAATTAGATGCATCACGATATCTACCAGTTTCAGATGTAATATTTGGGTTTACATACGAAATATTTTGAAGATCTGGAAATTTTTCTAGAATATATCCAAATGCTTCTGCTTGAATAAACTCTTTGTTTGATTCAATTAAATTAGCAGCATCTTGCTTTAGATTGTAATCAACTGTAAAGTCATCACCAGTTGGTTTGAGTGAAGTTAAAGAAGAAACCCATTTTTTAAATCCAGAATACTTTAGTTTTGCTTCTTTAGCGCCAGTGCTGTCTAGTTTAACATAGATTTTTTCATCTCTCTTCGCACCAAGACGATACCCACTAATAGTAGCAGCTGGTCTATCATCTGGGAAGATAGCGTCATCAGATCCAAGATACAATTTAGTTAAGTTTTCAGAAACTTTACTCTTTTGAACATCAAAAACATAATATTGATTTTTGATAGTTTTAAGAGTAGATAAAGCTTTAGGAGGAACAATATCTGTAATGTAACCGCCCTTGTCTTGGTTGAAGGCAAACCCTTTGTAACCAACCGAGTGCATCGATGTGTTACCAAAGTTTGAGTTCGAGTTAGTGATAGACATATCACCACCAGACTCAAGCAGGAAGTGATCAGCAAAACCTACAGCGAAGATCGAAACGTTCTGAATGAAGGAGTCATCCGAAGCACGAACGTGGAAGTTTCTCCAATCATCTTTCCAGTATGCATCACCCTTAATGTGATAAGGAGTGGTAGCAAATGCATCAGTTAGAGGAGCTTGGTTCCATGTGTTACTAAACTCATCATAGCGAATGAATGCACGGTCATCTCTCTGTAGCGAAACACCCGTATACTGAGCGATAACCATCGACTTGAAACCAGTCGCTTTGCGACCATCTGCCCAGATACCACAAATACCCCAAGTTGAACGAATCGAAACGTTGAAGACGTATGGCGATGCTGATTCTACCGAGTCAACTTCTGCTTGAACCGTTGCATTAGGATCAAGGGCAATTGCAGAAGAAGCAGTATAAGTTGTTCCGCTAACTAGACCGAGACCAGTAGCGGTGGTTTGAATGCGATAAGTAAATTCTTTTGGATCAATAGGATTGATAGAATATACTTTAAATACTCCATTTAATGATACATTTAATCCATTATTTGCAATCGCTACATACTGACCAGGGAAAAATCCATGGTTGATTTTAGTTCTTACACTTACTTCAACGATTCCTGGTGGAGTAGAATCAACTACTTTAATTTCGTCAAGTCTGATAGCATCTTGCAGAGGACCTACAATTCTATTTTCCTGAACTCTGAAATCGAATTCTCTACTTCTAATAACAAGTAAATTCCACTTATTTTCATCGCTAGATGGAATTACATTAGTAGAAATTTGCGAAGCAACATATGCTTTACCATTATATAATACTCGATCTCCAACAGAGTATGCAGTTGTTGAATCCCATGATTCGGAAACAGGAACGTTCGAACCTTCTACATATACGTCATCAATTGCTGGTTGATAATCACTGAATACTCTAGCAATTTTTCTGTAGAGTAATCCTAAATCTTCCTTATCAGCAAACACAAAGTTTGTGATTTTGTGGTGAGAAAATTCAGGAATTGCTAGATTAGTATTATCATTTGGTTGAGTATAAACTTTACCAATTCCAAGAGGAGAACCAACATCAAATAGAGGTGAAGTATTCTCCAAATCACCATCAAAAATCGTAAACTGCCAGAAGTAGCAACCACCTGTTACGTTGAACAGAGCTGTGCGAGGAATATCCTTATCTGCAGGATCTGGAACATAGAGTGGTCTGACATGAGTTCTTCTTAAGTCGCTACCAACTAGCGAAGTTCCTCTAGGAATAGTCGCGCCACCCTCACGACCATTAAATTTGTAAAGAATATTATCTGGATCAGATAGATCAAAACTTACATTTTCATTTGCTTCCCACTCACCAGTTGACTGATTATACTGAAAAATAGGAAGATCCGCGACATTTTCAATGCCAGGGCGGTTATCAATATAGTGCTCACCAGGAGCAAGCATAATAGAAAACTGGTCAAAACGATCATTATCTACATCAGGTAGATATGAAAATCTAGCAGCTTCTAAGAATGCTCTCTGAATACTTTTAAAGGGTCTGAGTAGACTATTTCCTCTGTTGTCTAACGAATCACTAGCGTTAAAATCATCAGGAGATACATATAGATATTTACCAGATTTACTGGAAATTAGATTATCTAGTCTTGTTAATGGCATCTTCTCAGTTACCCTAATTAATGGTGGATTTCTTCTGAGTTATTTATACAAAAAAACCTCAGGATTACCTGAGGTTAAGTGACTTCCTTCACACGGAGAGCCCCCGATCTGATTCGAACAGACGACCAGCGGTTTACAAAACCGCTGCTCTACCACTGAGCTACAAGGGCATTAATCATCCTTTGGAAGTAATTCTGGATTTTCAATTTGAAGATCAAACATCAAAGGATGCATTTCTTCCATTATTAAGTAATTTGATGTTCTCCACATATCTTCATCATCATAATCTCTATGAGATAATGCTTCAGTTTGAACTGAGGGATGATCTTGAATTAGTTGTGGTAATTCATCAAAAGTATATGGAAGATTTTGTATAAAATACATACGAACAACTTGCCCCATATAAAAGCAATATGCTTGTGATAATGTGTATTTCATAACATTTCCACTACATTATATTTAGTGGAAATAGGGAGAGGGGGACTTGAACCCCCACGGGCAAATGCCCAACAGATTTTAAGTCTGGTGTGTCTACCGATTCCACCACCTCCCCAGGTGATGAGACAATCATAGCAGGTCTTGCTCAGATTGTCAATGGGTCTGGTCGGGCTCGAACCGACGACTTACAGGTTAAAAGCCCGCTACTCTACCAACTGAGTTACAGACCCACAGTGCTCCTTGAGGGGATCGAACCCACCTTAGCCGAATTATGAGTTCGGTGCATTCGCCAGATTGCTAAAGGAGCTCAGCGATAAATGAAGTTGTCTGTTTTTAACAGTTTACCACATTTTTCCTTTAGTTCAACCAACTCGTTGATCGTAGCACATCGAAAGGTAAGCATGGTTCCATTTTCACCTCTGATGATTACCTTCTTATTATAGAGGTCTATGGTGATCCTGTCAAGAGCTTGCTCAGAAGGATTTTTAAGATTCATAAGACCCAGACCTCAAAGCGCCACATTGCTAGTATAGCGGTATTTAGAGGTTCTGTCAAGCTCGACTTTTTTGACCAAAAATTTGCCGAGATTTTTTTTGCGACCTTTTGGTAATTGAAGGTCAATTTTGAAATCGCTATTAGTTTAGATAAATTCCTGCTTTGTTATCAATCTTAATAGATTCAGGACCAACTTTAATCGTAGAAGTAGGACCATAGACAATAGAAAGTTCTTTGGCATTGATACCAATTTTGTTCGCTGATGTCTGAACCAAACTAACTTCTTCTGGTCCGATGTTAAGAGATGGAGTTGTAGAAAATTCAAATGGTGGCGATCCTGCTAGACTTGCTACAATTCTAGTAGGACCAAATAGACCGAGTGATGATTTACTATCACCAACAAACGTTCCTGGTTTTGAAGTAGCAAAAACTTTTGCACTATCTTTTGCTAACGTAGTTAATACTGATGCCATTCCTCCAGACTCATTGGCAATCACTACGTTTCCTGCTTTAGTAAGGAAGTCAATATCTCCTTTCTCAAATCTAACTGTCATACCACCAACTGTTCCTTCTACTGATAAAACAGGTGGTTCAATTGCTGCAACGTCTGACTTGGATGGTGTGCCTACACCTGTTGAAGGTGGTTTGGGTGTAGTCGAAGTAATAATATATCCAGATTTTTGACCTGCTAGTAGAGAGGTTCCAGGAATTTGAACAGAAGCAGTAGGTAAATTAACTTCGGTCTTTTTTCTACCACCAATCTTCTCATACATGTCACCACTGAGGTTGATCTCAAAATCAGTTGCTCGTATGCCATAAGCTGCGTTAGCATTTCCGACAATAGTGCTTGACTCACCATTGACAGAATCATATTTGTTGTCTACCGTTTTTTGGGTGGTAGATACTGTTTGAGAAAATTTTGCTGCCTTCAGAACAACATCACCACCATATTCAGAATTCTTATCATCAGTATCTGTAGCAGGAGCACCTGCTAAAAGATCAATACCTGCCTTTGCATCTAAACGAATACGATCACCAGCATCTAGAGTAATGTTTCCACTACTACTAATAGATAGATCTTCAGTAGAATGTATAGCAGCTGAACCAGATATGTAGATAGAAAATGCTTGCCCTTTTGCTTTATCATCTACGGGTTTTTCTCCCGCATTTATACTATTCTTATTCTCAACTTCAATAAACAGACACTCGCCTACCTTAACTATAGTTGCGCCAGCAGATCTAACTTTGAACATTCCACCGTAGTGATTTTCTTTTGGTGATTTTGCTGCGCTAAAATGAAATGAACCGTCAGCAGTCTTTGCCCAATGAGATTCATCTCCCCATGTTCTTTGCCAAGTGCTCTGACCTTCGTTTCCTTTACCTTCAACAGTTGTATAATCACCTGTATTGTTAGATGAAGCCTGAGTTTGATCTGCTTCAACGTCATCTACTGGGGTTGGTTTGTTAATTAAGTAATTATACCCCTCTGAACCAGACCCTTGACCTGCTAGCTCTGGTGGTATCCATGCTCCAATGTCATTGAGCACTTGCATGATGTCATCACCAAAATTGTTGATGGCATCTTCAATTCCTTCTAATGGATTTTCAAAATCAAAATCTAATGATCCAGAAATACCCGAATCAAATGTGGTCGTTTCAGTGCCACAAGAAGAACTTGGTTCTGGATTTACAAACGACGCAGTTCCATCAATGAGTGACTGTCTTAATTCTAACCAACTTGTAGCCATCTCTTATCTCCTATGGGCAATCAATTACAGAATCAGTTCCAGAAGGAGCAATATTAGATACATACTCCTGGTATCCAGGCTTGTCAAGACAGGTAAATGTTGGTATAATAATGGCACCAGCACCATCACCAACAATCTGAACTCTAGGAACCTTTGCAAACGTTTTCGTTTTATCAATAATATCTAGACCAATTACACTACCATTCTTTACTATTGCTCTAGCAACATTAGCGTCACCATCTATGTAGACTTTAGGTTCGTATGTATAACCATATCCAGGTTTAATTAAATTGTATCCATCAATGACACAATTACCTCTTCTTCTGTTCGGAACGTATCCTCTCCCAGGTCTCAATACTTTAATCTTTTTGAGACTTCCAGTAATATCTAATTCAGCAATTGCTACTGCTCCAACCCCTTCCCCATATACTTTAATCAGTGGTGGTAAAATGTAAGGATCTCCTGGTTCTAAAATAGGAATATCAATTACCTTTCCGTCATCATCTACTTCAGGATCACCTAGCACAGGTGGTTTAAAAGTAGGAGTAGGGGTTGGTGTTGTTGGTGTTGGATTTAAATTAACAATAGTAAATAATTTAGATCTATTTGCTATAGCAACATTAAAGGTAACGTCAGTGGTAGAAACAACACTCGTCTCTTTAGATATTTTAATAGTTTTAGTGGCAACATTATTAAACATTTTCATTGTGCCTATGGTTGTGTTATCTTCAAAATCACTGACTTGTATAAATCCAAACATCAAATAATTAAATTCGGTTCCATCTGGCACATCATTGTTTAATGCAGTTAACGTAAATGTAATACTTCCTCCCTCATTTACCGTTGTTTTATCTGCGGTTAATGTGTAATCTGTATTTAAAGTTTCGGTAGTAACAGTTGGAATAAAATTATATGTCGAACTAGCATTTAAAGAAGCAGAAGTCGATGAAGAAATAATAAATTGATTCGTTGGAAAATTTTTAACAACTGTAGATGTTCCAGTTATTGCTATATCATCTTCTGAAAGAACAACAAACGAATTATTTACAATCTGAACCTCATTATCTCTGTTAATAATTTCTAAGAAATCAATTATATTATTATAGTTGTTGTCTGTTGATGTTCCTGTAACTCGTATGGTATATTGAACATCTCCATCAAAAAATGTGTCGTCAACTCCAGTGACAGTAACTGTTTGTTCAGTTGACCAGTTAGATGTGGTGAATGTTAAAGTAGAAGGAGACACAGTTCCTTCACTAGTTGACTGACTAGTTATAGTTGCAGTAACTGATGCAGTAGGTTGTGTTCTTAATCTAACAGTAAACGTAGAAGTTCCGCCACTTTCAGTTGTTGCTGAAGTTGGAGTTCCTAAAATAAATCCTGCTATGAATTGATTCATAAAGTCATCAGTATCATCTTCAGGTAGTTCGTCATCTTCTCCAGTAAACCCATCTGGATCTGGTGTTCCTCCAGTTACTGCTGCAGCAGTTGCTGCTGGACAATCAAGATACAAGTAGTCTGTGCAGGAAGTTTGTAATCCAACAGGATCAAATGGCAATCCTTCAGCTGCTGCAATCAAATCATCTAATGCATTTAACTCACTTTCTAGTGGTTTCTTCTGTGCTTTACCTGTGCAGAATTTTGATGTCGATGCATCCTTACAGTCTCCTGGTCCGCTACACTCAATTCCTAGAAGATCTAATAAGAAAGAAAGTGCAGCTCCTAAAATATTGAGAGGGCTTTCTATAATAGAAAGTAAACTTTGTAATGGTCCGAGTATAGCAAGCAAAGAATTGTCTAAGAAGGATAGTAATTCATTTAAGACATCATTAATAATAGATTCGATCTTACAAGTTGCTGCACTGACTGCTGTTAAAAGTAAATCAGTAATTAAATTAAAAAGAAAATCAAATATTTTCTTTTCTAAATCTGCAAATGTGCAATTGATCAAACCTAATTGTTCATTCAAATATTGTGTCACCTGCCCAAAGATTCCAATCTTTGTTTTCTTTCCTGTCACTGGATCAACTTGGAATCCTAACATCCATTGGAGTAGTTGTGCTACTCCTTGTTTTATGAATCCAAGTGCAGCACCTTTTGCTCCATTAATGTATGCTCTAGCAACACCAAATAATTTAGAAACATATGCCTGACCTGCTGCGGCATAGTCTAGAAGCTGCCCGCTGTAAGGGCTCAAAATTTTCTCTCCAAAGCTACCACCGCTGCTCTGGATGTTATACAGCATCTCACTGAGGAATACTTCGAATCTAGATTGTTCAGTGCCGTTGTTTGTCTTACAAGGAACCGAAGCAACTTGAACACAGATATCTCTACCTGCCTGATTATTTTCACTGTTCACTGCATTTCCTGCTTGCGCTAATGCAGTAGCTCCTCCCGTAGCAGTTGTAGTTCCCTTGTCAGATTGATTGGTATCTGGTGCCTTAGGTCCTGATGTTCCTGCTGGTGTTACAATACTTCTATTTGGATTTGAAACAGAAACTCTTCTCTCAAATGCTAAACAAGAATCAGCAACGTTTGTAGTTACTCCTTTTGTTTCTGAAGAATTAGTTGTCTTTGGTAACTGACCTATGATAACTGGATGTTGACCTTCTTCTCCATCCAGAAAGAAACCTATTACCCAATCACCTTCTCTTAATTTTATAGGTGTATAGTTATCATTACCCTCATTGATTGGATGTGTTACAGGCATCAATACTTGCGCCCATGGTAAATCCTGAGGTTTGATTGCGTCGCAACTCTTTACATGTTGACCAACGATTCTAACCTTATAACGATTTTTAATAGATCCTTCCTTAGGATCAGTGTATGGTTCTACTTGACCAATCCACCAATAAAAACCGTCTCTTCCTGCGAAACTAATGGGTATGTTAAGTTCGGGAATCATACGTCAAAAATTTTACATTCGATTGCATCTGGATTATCATCACAATATAACTCTAATGGAGTTGGATCATGCTCATCCTCTGGGTGTCTAGAATGATACCTCTCTAAAGATTCTAATTCTTCCTCTGCATGTCTTCTTGACTGAGAGGATGCCATAGCATCATCCACAATTTTTTTATCATGCTCCATATGTTTATGTATATTTTCCATTTTTAACTCCCTAAATTATCTCTGATTAATACAATGTTAGAAACCGCAACGACTGCTTTCTTTGCGTCTCTTCTAATTTCATATGATATAGATTTTATTAAATAAACTCCGCTGTTGTTTACATCAACGGAATTACCACCACTTCTGAGAGATTGAACTGATTGATTCGGCAAAGAAATTTTTAATTTATCACCCGCCCTGAGTTTTAAGTTGCAAGGAACTACAATATTTAGTGACTGATTATTCAATAAAGTATTTCTACTTATAGATTGTGCCAACCATTGTTTTCTATAATCTGGATAAGAAGTTCCTCCATTAGCACTATTAGGATCAGCAATATCTGCACCTGTATAATAAGTTTCATGGTCATAGAATTGTAACATCACTCTGCTTGGATATTCGGATAATGCTTTGATTGATTCTGGAATACTTTCTTCCGTTCCCAGATGTTTCATGTTAGGATATTCTTTGCTCAAGTCAAAAAAGTATTCTTCATAGTCTAGAGTAGCAGGATTGAAGAATGAAATCATAGAACTATAAGTTCCATGTCTCATCTTCTTAAGAATATTTTCTTGACTTAAGAAAGAATAATCTAAAATTACATATGGATTCTCTGCTGATCCTACTGCTCCATCTTGTTGAGTTGTGTATGTATACTCTGGGTGTGGGCTGTCTCCAGTGATGATAGTATCTATAGATTTAAAAGTATATCCTTTGTAAGTCTCATAGAAAAAATATCCAGCACTACCAGAAATAACTCCATCTGCAGTCTTAGATGTTACTCCAGATGTCTGACCTTCTTTCTTTGATCCAGACCCAGGATTAGTAGCTGATGGTAAAGGTTCAGGTATAGGATTGAAGTTGCTTGATACACATCCTGGTGCTAATTGCGAGATAATATCGAATGGTCTTTTCAATGAAGGTATTACTTTAATAGGAAATTTTGTTGCTTCATCGTCAACATCTTTATTGGATCCTAAAAATCCTTGAATCAAATCTTTTTTAACCAAGCTATTTGCTTGACCCTGTAAGACTTTTCCTACACGAATTGTTTCATTTATTAATGCTTCGGGAGTGAAAAGATCTAGAATATATTCTTGGTAATTTAAACTGACGGCACGATTTCTTATAGCATAGACAACAAACTTATATGTGTAGGTATTACTATCTGTTGCTGGTGTCTTTACTTTTATAGTAACTTCCTCAGTTCCGACGATAGGTGCTGTTGAAATTAAGTTAGTGATAGTATCAATCACTTTCATTTCAGCAAGAATACTATTTCTTTCTATACTTTCGTAAATGTTTATGTAATCTATTTGTGCTTCTGGAGACTTAGATGAGTTTGAACTGGTTAAGTAATGATCTTTTCCACTGAGGTCTGTGAGGATTACTTCTACTACATCTGCATTAGTTACTGACATTATAATACTCCCGTTCCTGAATGAGATGTTAGCATCGCCAATCCTCCTGGTTCTGGCATTCTTCTATAGGTTGACATTGTTTCTGGTGGTGTTTCTGGAACAGTCATAGGCATTTGTATACCACCAGAAGATGATTGCATATTTATTAAGACTGGAGCATAATTAGTGTCTTCATCAGAAGTAGCAGATACTTTTGGAGAAGCACTAGAAACTTTTGGCATAGAATTATTCAAACTAATAATCATATACTTCAACGCATCTAGTTTGTTTTCCAGAGACTTTAACTGTCTACTAGTTTTAACGGTTATGTTATCATCCATGCCAGACAAACCAAACATGGAAGTTTTCTCACCACCTTCAGCATAACCTTCGTCTTTTAATTTTTTTGTTTGTTCTGCTCTAGTGCTCCATCCATATTGATCGCCTATCATTTTCTGAGACTCACCCCAGGTAGTTAATTTTCCAGCTTCGTGACCCAATATTTCATTTACCACATCAACTTTTGTTCTGGATTGATTTGAAAGCCTGTTATTCAAACCTTGTGCTTGTGTATTCAATGAAGGTTGGGCAGGTTTTACTTGTGCGGATGGAGTTCTTACTAATCTAGGATCTACATAAGTAAAATGTCTACCAAACATATCTTTTTCAAGTCTATCTGGTTGATTGGTGTTTGCTTTTAAAGTATTGTATCTTGCAGCAGCCTTGTCAGTATAAGTTTTATTTAATGGTAGTCTTTGATAATCACCAACGTTCCACCCAAGAAACTTATTTTGATATCCTAACTCCCCTCCGTTAGGAGCCATTACTCTTCCAGTTCCTTGAGTTATAAATCTTCTCAGTTTATCAAACATACCACCACCAGCATAACTTCCACCCTTCTCATATCTCATGCTGCCTGTTGGAGGCAGGGAATAATTACCCCCATAACTACCAGGAACATCAACGTCTTGCCAGTCTCCTTTTCCCTCTGGAGTATTAATTTTACCATCTGGATTAAGTCTCCAAACTTTACCCCATTTATAACTATATTCCCCATTAGCAGGTGGGCGTTGAAGATTTCCTTGTCCCAAGAACCAATCTTCAGGATTTACCCTGACATGACCATCGTTAGTGCTACGCATGAATGGTTTTCCATTCCATCCTTTTTCTTTTTCAGTCTTGGTTAGTGTTCTAAATTTATTATTTTCTCTTGCATACAACTCGCCATCAGAATCATAAAACCTAGTGCCATTAGTTCCTTCTACTGGTCTGTAATTGATACTAGGACCCATGATATCTCTTGGTTTGTTTGTAGCAGGATCAATTCCTGTTCCTATTTTTCGAAATGCAACATCATCTTTTGTTTCTATATACGATTCTAGTTGACCATCCTTGCCTGGTTTATATTTTACAGTGGTTCCACTAGGCGAAATGTCATCCATCGCCTCAGACCTACGTTCTTCTTCTTTTTGTTTTTGATCTGGTGTTCCAGTTGATCCAGGACCACTAGCAGGTGCTGTCTTTGCTTCTTTAGTATCTTTCTTTTTAGCACCAAGATATTCTAATGATTTTGAAATTAAATCTTCTAGAAAAACTCCTCTCTTTCTTTTTGCATCTGACGAATCTTTGAAACTAGCACCACCAATTTTCAAGTTTGATAAGACAGAAGACATTCCAAAAGTTCCTGCTAGATTTGAAATATCTCCGCCCACAGTCTGAGCAACAGGACCACCTACAGGACCAAGTGCTTTAATGAATGCATCTGTTACTGATAGTAAAGAACCACCCACTGCTTTCATAGATGGATCAACTCCACCTTTATTATTCATTTGATTGCGAGCATCAGCAGAATTCAAATCAACTACTGCTTCTTTGCCTGCCTCACCTATCATACTGGTGCTGCCTGCAGCATATTTAAAAAGTCCTCCTGAACTGTAACTTGGATTAAGCTGTGCGGGATTTAATTGATCATTACCAGAAACCCTATTATAATTATCCAAAGCTTCTTGTATTTTCCAAACGTCACCAGATTTTTGTGCTTCTTCTACTTTCTTTTTGGCCGCCTCAATTCTTTCTGGTCCCATCATATCAGCAACATTTTTTTTATTTTGTTGTTGACCCCATACTGTTAATCCACCAATGAGAGTTGCTAAACCAACATATGCACCAACTGGATTAAATAAAAATCTACTTAATAATCCCCCAGCAGCTCCACCGCCACCTATTAATCCTGCTTGCTCCAAACGTTTTTGAATTTGATCTTCAATGAAAGAAAATATACTTCCTTCACCAGCTCCTTGAGCATTCACGTTACCAAAAGCAGAAGATTTATTGCCTCCACCAACACCAGGAGAAACTCCTCCTTTCATTGATTCGATAATTTGTAATTGGTTTTCGGTTTGATCTGATAGAATGCCTTGTATTCCTCCAAGAATATCAGCAGACATTCCCTGCATCGAGACTTGTTGATTTAATACTTCTTTAGTTGCTGCCAATCCACCTTGAATCTGAGAAGTATCTGTAAGTAAAGATCCAAATCCAGTAACTAATATTTTTCTGAGACCATCACCCACCTTTGGTCTTTCACTAGTTCCTCCTCCACCTCCTCCCGATTCTTTTTCTGCTCTTTTATACCTAAAATTTTCAGAGAAATTTTTTGTTCCAGTAAATGCACTGCCACCAAAATTATGGAACAACGCTTTACCAAACAAATTCTTCCTATCTTTTTCTTCTACTTCTCCACCTTCTGCGAGAATTTTTTCTTGCTTCTCTTTCTCTGCCTTGGCATCTTTTCTAGACTGCTGTGCCTTGCCAACAATAAAATTTAATAGGCTACCTTCACCCGCTTTCTCGCTATCCTGTAAACCAAAAGCAGACATAGAGATTCTCCTATTTAACAGAAATATTTATCGAACAATAGACAGCTCTTGTCTATACTTCATAGCATCAAATACTGGAACTGCTACTGGCACTTGAGCTCCAGATGATTGAGAAGCAATAGACATACTCTGTTGTTGTGGAGATGATACAATTCCCACAACAGTTCTTTTCTTTTGTTGGGGTTGCTGATAATTATAATTAGTTTCAAATGAATTTATAGATGGTAATTCAGGAATATCGTATATCTTTACCATCTCATCTCTGATTACTTTTATACAATAGTCTTGCTTATCTAAGGAAGAAACAACATCCTTAACTATATTAATATTTTCATGTGGTATATTAGAAATGACTGGAGATTCTAGAGCAGGTGGTTGTTGAACTACAGTTTTCACATTAATCTTAGATGATTTTTCTAGGTTCAATCCACCAGAAATCTTTTCCCAACGATTGATTACTTTTTCTGGATTTTTTGTTAGACTATATTTTCTATTTTCAATAGGAAAAACTTTAAATCCACTCAACGTTGGAGCAATTAATTCTTTACCATGAAGTTCAACCTCATGTGGTATCCCAGCACCATCAACAATAGTATAATCAAATCCAGACTCAGGACCAGTAACAATATATGGCATTAAATTTCTATTTGCTTTTGATACGAATCCTTTAGTTCCACCTTTCTCGAATCCTTGTATCTTAAAAGCTTTTGCTGTCTTTTTAAGTTGTTCGGTCAAATCATTTCTGGTAATTTTACCATCTTGATTATCATCTAATTTATCATTTCTTTTATATTCTTCTTGACTACTATCAGTTAATATAGCTTCTCCTCTCTCTGCAGATCCTATTGGCAAATGATTTGTTTCTCTGGCAAAACCTGGAACAAAAATAATAGCGTAAATATCGCCAGGTGTCATTCCAGATTTCACTCCTCTGCTCGTTAGATATTTTTCAATGTATGGCAACTGTTCCTTTCTGGTCATTTTCTTGAGAGCAGCTGCAGTAGTTCCTACACTCTCTGGAACTTTATATACAGGATTTAATTGTATTAAACCAACAGCTCCTGTGTCTGGGTTTTCTGCATCTGGTCGTATTCCACTTTCCCTAGCCATGATAGCAAGTAAACCTGGCGCAGAAATTCCAAGTCTAGAGCACATTTCATTTAGTGCTTCAACAAATTCAGGATCTTCATCCCACTTCGCAGGCACAAAACCTGGAGGGCGATTAGGATCACTTGGATCTCCTTCTCTGTCAATATACTTGTCAATCAAATCATCATTTTTTAAAATACTTGCCCACGTTTTTCCAAACTCTTTCTGCATGTTAGTAACATCAGAAAATGATCCAAAGATAGGACCTCGTAAAAATCTCATAGAGATATCTCTAGGAATACCTAGTCTATCTCCCATGTCAGCGTAGACATCTATAGAAGAATTAAAGATACTTGCAAGAGGACCAATACTTTTTAAAAATTCAGAGACCAAAGACAATCCACCGATACCAGAAGACTCAAGAGGTAGTTGCATCGTAGTTGCAAACTTCTCATCGGTTTGTTTGTCTGGTAAAAACTGTGGTTTTGTTGCAGTGGGGGGAGAGATAGTTCCTTCTGCTTTCTTATCTGGTTCTTCAGATGTATTATCTTCTGGAGTATCTTCCCAAGGATCTGGTATAGGTTCTGGAACAACTTTTTCAGCAGGAGTTACATTTTCTACCTCTGGTATTTCAAAAGGTTGTGTGTATTTGTCACGTATAATAGAGAACAATTCTCTTTCTAAGTTACTTCTCACCTCAAAATTATCTTTCATTTTATATAATTCTGACATGATATCATTATCAGATTCTATGAAATCAGAAACTATATCTAATTGCTGATTGATTGCATCTTTAATCTTGTCAAATTTTTTGCCAAGAAGAGTAAAATTATATACCAAAGATATCTCTAGTTTGGTTGGTTCTTTCTTTTTCTCTTGCTGTTCGTCTTTTTCTTTTGCCTCATCTCTGGTTTGAGATGCCATCGAAGCAAGTTGTTCGCCTAGTGGTGGTTCACCAGAAGAGATTCCAGATAAAGAAACTACATCTATACCTTCCATCTTTATAACCTCCTCAACTGTATTGCTTCTCTAACTTGCCTAGTTGGAATAGGCATAGGAATAAAAACTGGTGTTGATTGGGAAGAAGATCCTTGCACAACAGGTGCAGAACTGGGGGCAGGAGATGGAGCATTGACAATTATTGGTTGTCTTCTTTCTGATGTAGCAGTAACTGGTTTAGGTCCTTTGTATCCAGGTGCATTGTAATATGCGTTTGGTCCTGATATTTGATCATAGGATGAAGTGCCTTCTGGCATAATCATATCACCTATGACAGGAGCATTCAATATTCCTAAACCTCTACCAAGTAATTTAACAGCACCAGTTCCAAATGCTCTTGCCATAGAAGGTGTTGATTCTGTGAGTAAAGGTAATAGTTGTTGAGCTTTTGCTCCTGTATATCTTCCCGATAGAATACCATCTGCAATACTTAATCCTCTATTTGCTTGTCTTGCAGAAACAACAGTAGCACCTCTAAGTGTTCGAGCACCCTGAGGAACTAATAGATCTAATCTAGGTCCTTGACCAGGAACTATACCCTTCCATGCTCCAGCTCCTCTGTATGTATCAGCAACCCAACCTTTCACACTTCCATAGACACCAGTGCCTATCATTCCTGCTTGTTCTTTAAATCCTGTTGCACGAATTAACTGAGGCACTCCTGCTCTTGTGCCATGCATAATTCTTTTTACTTGTGCTCCTTTCAACCCTCGCGGTTTAGGTTTAGCAAAACGATTTATAATAGGAGATACAATATTAGTCAATACATTATTTACAATGCCACCCCATTGGAATGATCCTATAGTTCCTCCAGATTCTAGTGGAACTTCATCACCTAGTCTATCTCTATCTTGCATCTTAAATAATTTTCTCCCCAATCTAACAATAGTTCCAGGAGGTCCGTTGTCGCCATTTAATTGATACTCTGGATAGTCTTCCAACTTTTTCTTTGGTGGTTGACCGCCGCCAGGTTTAAATTTGTGGGTGAATGGAACAGGATCTATTTGACCACCTCCACTTCTTTCTCTGACCTCCCAGTGTAAGTGAGGACCTGTAGATCTTCCAGTATTTCCTAATTCACCGATTAGTTGACCAGCTTGAACAGTAGAACCAACAGTCATTCCGTTAGCAATTGTTCTCATGTGACCATAGAAAGTAAATATTTTAGGTTGAGTATGTTCTATCTCAACATATTTTCCATAACCACTTCCGTCAGTATCATTATCCATCATGGAAACTTTACCAGCGAAAGGAGAAATAATTTTAATCCCTGGTTCGCCAGCTAAATCCATTCCACTGTGCTGTTTATACCATCTAAATCCAAATCCAGATGAATATTCTAGTTTATTGAATTCTGATTTCGGGAATGGAATCCACGCAGGCATCTTTCCTACATTAGTTCCGCCAAACATTCTCAGACCTTCACCTTTGTCACCGATGGTTAAGATGTCTTTAAATACTTCTCCCTCTAGACCACCATCACCTTCTCTGCCGCCAGCAACGCCTCCGCCAAAAATCCAATCATTTTTTTCTAAAACATCTTTCCATAGTTTGTAGAAATTTTTTCTTTCTATGTTGATGCTATCGTCACCTAATCCTAATAATTTTAGAACCTGCGATCTACTTTGATTGAAATATCTTGCTAAAGTATTTACAGAACCATCAACATACTTACCAAAGAAAGGTGCAAAAGGACCAGACTCCAGAATAAAATCACCAAGAATAGAAGCAGAAGATGCTAAGTATGCCTTAGCAACTGCTGACATAGCTTGCCCAATAGAATTGGTTGATACAGTTTGCTCCTCTACATTTAATAATTTCTTTCCGTAGTTTCTATTGAAAGGAATTACTGCTGTTCCTGGAGCAAGTTGACCTACAGTTGGTCTATCATATATTCCAGGAGGTATGTATTCTCCTCGTTTAGGAACAATCGAATCTCCAGTAACTACTCCACCTTCTGCTTTCTTGTCGGGAGAATCTGGTTTCCAAAATTCCCACCATTGCTTTTGTGGTTCTGGTTGTTTTTGTGATTCAACTTCTGGTTGTTCGGTATCTCCTTCTTGTGGAGGTTCTACAACAACTTCTTTTAATTTTTTTGTACCAACTTTGATTGTTTGTTGGGTTTTTTCTTCAGCAGATTTAGCAGCAAAATCAGATATTGCTTCACTATAATTTTCAATCTGTTGACCAAGAATAAAATTAACTAATCCTAAGTTAAATTGTATACTTCTTTTTTGACTGCTGATTTTGTGTAAAAGAGATGATTGCTGATTGATAGTATCAGCTATCGCTTCTAACTCAGAAGCATACTTGTTAATAATATTTTGTATATCAACATTTAAAAGAATAGGTGCAGTTTCTTCCGCATCTTCTTCTGGTGTAGAAGTATCATCTACTGGCAAAGGTTCTGGTATCTTTACTTCCTCTGCAGCAGGAGCAATATAAGGAAGAACATCAACAACCTCTGGAGATATTTCTTCTACATCTATCGGTTTATTGTTTACTAAATCTTCAACTACTGATTCTATTTCTTCCTTGGGTTTCTTTTTCTTCTCCGCTTCTTCTTTTCTCTTTTTTCTTTCTTCTTGTATCTCACGAACTCTGCTTTCTACAGCAGCTTCTTCTATCTTTTTATCTACTTCTTCTCTAAATGGATCTTCTAGATACGCTTCTACCAACCATTCCTGATATAAACGTTGATTCTCCATCCACTGAACGGGATTCCCGCCAGCCTGATCTAAAGAAGGATACCCGCGAGGATCCTTCTTCATATTTGCAATTAATCTATCAGCATCTGCTTCTGATATGTTTACATACGAAGAATAATGCTCTCCATCAGTGGGTCTTCCAGTAAGACGAGCCTTTAATGTTACCCACAACCTAGAGTTAGGATTAATCCTACTCCAAGGTATCTGAGGATCTAATACTCCTTCTGGTGGTTGTGGCAATCTGTCTGGGTTCATTTATTTTTTTGTTTTTGTTCTTCTATGTACTGATTTAACATAGTAATATAAACAACCCTTTCCCAAGGAAGCATGTTCTCTAGTTCACTCAATGAAAATTTGTGATGATACATCAAGTTAAAATTTGATTGATAATGATTCAATAATGAATCATGGAACATGCTTATCCGAAAAAATTTACAAGACCCTCAATAGTATATGTTGATTCAACTCCAGTATTAGGATTGGTAACTCTAAAACTATGAGATAGTTTAGGCATAGTTGAGAAGAACTGTTGAACTTTCTCAAACTGTTTAGAAGTCAAAGACTCTAAGTATTCTTCAACTCCTTTCTTACCAACATCTTTAACATCGTATACATTCTCCCCGTCAAAAATTTGATGAATAGAATCAATTACAATATCAAAAACTTCCTCGGCATTCAAAGACTTCAGCATAATTTGTGTTTGAATGAACTGTTTCATTCCAGGATACTTCATAATGATTCCATTATTATCCGTCAGCATAATAGTAGCACTGTGATTTGGTTGCTTCTGAACCTTAATATTATCAATATTAATCACATGATCTACTTGAGTTTCATTATCATCTTGACAGGTAATTTTTAATTTGATATCCTCACCGACTGACTTGCCTCTAATATTGAGGAACAAATATTCAATATCAAATGACGCTAATTCTTCTACCTTAATCCCTCTAGTCAACAAACATCCCTTTACAATGTCAATAACTGCATTAGTAATTTGTTTCTCATCTTCAGATTCCATTGCCATGAGGAGAATCTTTTCTTCCTTCACTAGAAATGGTCTATATTTAACAATTTTACCTGTAGAAGGTAACTCAAGTTCATAAGTTGGAACAGGAGGTTTTGGTAATGATGTAGGCATAATTTACCCCAAAATAATTATATGATCGTGATTTTATTTATCAGTTAGTTACAGTTCCTCCACCACCAGATCTATTCTTAGCGTTATTATATTTCGTAAAAGTATAAAATCTATAATAAAAATTCGCAGTGACTTTTATTAACTGAGATGATCCATAAGACAAGGGAATCGCATCAATTGCATACGGCCATGCTTTCATTAATTGATATTCAACTGAAGAAGATCCACCATCAGTATTAGCATTTCTTTCTGTCTTAGTAATCTTTAATGTTCCTTGATATTCATTCGGATATTTTAATCTATTAGTGTTAACTCCTGCCGTAAGAGTAGTTGGAGTAGTTCCACTAGTTAGAACTATTCTTTCATTAGACTGAAAAATAAAATTAAACCAATCTTGTAAAAATTTAAGTGGTGCCATGTCAGCATCACACATAAATGATAACTGAACCTCTGTGTATATCTTTCCTGTTGGATAATTTATAACTGGAGATCCTTGATATAATCCTGGCATCTGACCTACAGATGCTTGAACACCAGGGAGAGTAACTTCATCACACATGATTAAGATTCTTCCACCAACACCAGTATTATCTGGAGTCATAGTATATCCCAAACCAGACAAACACGCAGCATCTATTGACACAGCATAATTATTGCTCGTGGCCATGCCGCCACCTTGAGCTATTTTAGATTTAAATACGTTTATGCCTGACATTTGCCCCCATAAATATTTCGGGAAGATATATTTATATTTATGGCATACTCTGGATTTTTCAAACCAACCAATCCAAAAAAATACAGAGGCAATCCAACGAATATTATCTACCGTTCGTTATGGGAAAGAAAGTTCATGATATTCTGCGACAAGAATCAGAGTGTCATTGAGTGGGGAAGTGAAGAAGTTGTGATACCATATCGTTCTCCTTTAGATGGTAGGGTGCATCGTTACTATGTTGACTTCTATATTAAAGTTCGTACCAAAACAAATGAAATCAAAAAGTATCTCATTGAAATCAAACCAAAGAATCAAACAACTCCTCCACCTCCAGCAAAGAAACAGACTAAAGTATACAAAGACAAAGTGCTAACGTTTCTAAAGAACCAAGCGAAATGGGAAGCCGCAAGTGACTGGTGTGAGGATAGACAAATGGAATTCCTTATTCTCACCGAAGATCACTTGGGGATAAAATAAATGGCACAAGGATTTAAAAAAGAATCAAAGAAAACAAACAAAGGTTACAACACTTTGTTTGAAAGAGTAAAAGAAAAGGCAGGAGAAGAAGAACAGTCTTGGCAGTGGTATAGAAAGACTGTTCGCTCAATGGCTTTGGAGTATAAACAACACCCAGAAAAAACAATTAAAGATGAGAAAAGAGATAGAACCGACTCTCAAGAAGAAAAAGATGAAAATCAACTAAGAAGATATGCAAGAGTAGGTAGACTATTTCTTTTTGAATACAAAGCAAAGATGAAGTATCTACCATACTATGATACATTTCCTCTAGTGTATGTTATCAAAGCAAATGCAGATCATTTTTTTGGTGCGAATCTACACTATCTTGAACCAAGAAAAAGAATGATTGCGATAGAAAAATTAAAAGATGATCGTATAGATTTACCTCGTGCTTGTTTCCATAAATATATTCTAGACCATGTAGATGGATTTCTTTTAGATCTTGCCCTTGACGAATGGGATACTGCTATCGCTTTACCTGTAGAACATTTTGTTAGAGAAAGAGGTAGCACTTTAGTTCCATACAAATCATCTGATGTTTGGAAAGAGACTAATGAAAAATATAGTGATCGCATCAAAGCGAAAAGAATCATTAGAGGTTATGGCAAACCAGAAGATATAGAGGTAGTAAGAAACTAATGGCACTAATATATCCAGTATCAGCAGGCGAAGGATCTCCTTTTGATCTAATAAAATTTGATTTTTTTAAATATCAGGCACCATATGGATCTGGGAATCAAGGAGGAAACACTCCATTGAATCAATATAATGCTTCATTAAGCGGCGCATCTCAATTAGGATCTGCTGGATTGGAATCAATATATCTTCCCATGCCTAATGACGTTGGTTCAAAGTATGGTGGTAAATGGGCTGGTCAAGATATCACCACAATTATGAGTGGTGTTCTGGGTATTTTACAAAAAACAGATAAATCTAAAGCTGGTGCAGAAGGAATAAAGGTAGAAACATTAGAAGCCGCGGGTAATAAAGCTGGAGGATTTTTTGCAGAACAATTTTATAGATATGCTGCCAACAAAGTAAATGAAGTTCCTGGTCTAGGTTCAAATCTTACAGCAAATGATCTTTTATCATTAGGAACTGGATCTATCATAAATCCAAATACTGAATTATTATATGGGGGAAGTTCCTTAAGAACACATGGATATACTTTTAAATTAATACCACAGGAAGCAGGAGATTCTACTGCTATTAGAGATATTGTAGAAACTTTTAGAAAAGCTATATTACCAAAAAGAAATTCTGGAGATACAACTAGTTTCGCTGGTGTTGCAACTGCAAAAAATTTCATTGGGATACCTGATGTCTGCAATGTATCTTTCATGACATCCGTTGGCGGCAGTCTAGTAGAAAATACTTTCCTACCGAAATATAAAACTTCTGCTATAACTGCATTAGATGTTAGTTATGTAACGGATGGTCAATATCAAACATTTAGCGATGGTGCTCCTATAGGAATACAATTAACAGTAGCATTTACAGAACTCAAACTACTATTCAAAGAAGATTTAGATGTAGGATTCAGATAACCATGGCATTCTTCAATCGTTTACCAAGTATAGAATACGACCAGAAACCTTTGACCTTTCCTTTTTCGGAAAGAGAATATGTTCTGGTAAAAAATTTCTTTCGTAGATATAAAATTAGCGAAAGTTCTTTTAACTATACAATTTTGTTTACTGAGTATACATTAACTGATGTAGATAGATTAGATCTTCTATCAGAAAAAACATATGGCAATTCACAATATGATTGGATCATTGCAATTACAAATAATATAATCAATGTCTATTTTGATTTACCATCACCTGAATCTAGTCTATATGAAATGGTAAATATTGCTTATAATGATTCTCCTGGTGATGAATCAACCATGCCTGCAGATAGAATTCATCACTATGAAACTGTCGAACATAAAAACAGTCAAGGAAATATAGTTCTTAAAGGTGGTATCAAAGTATCACAATCTTTCTACTCAACCAATTACAAATATTTTGATAACGGCGAAGTGCAATTCATTCCTGGCAATCAAGCAGCAACACCAGTAACAAACTATGAATACGAAAAATTCCTGAATGATGAGAAGAGAAAGATTTACCTTCTCCGCCCAGAATACATTCAGGAATTTATTAGACAGTATGAAGATGGAATGAAATATTCTAGATCATCTTCATACATTAGATCAGATCTAAAGAGATCTGGTATTTAATCAGTCTTCCTCAGCAAGACGAGCGAAGTAACTGAGAGCATCATCGTCATCGTCAGCACCAACGGTAGCAGCGACCTTAGGAAGTGCAGGTTCACGACGAGCAGCAGGAGCAGGAGCAGAGAACTCTTCATCCTCTTCCTCATCCATCACGCGAGTCACCTGAGCAGCGCGAGCAACAGCAGGAGTCTGAGTGATACCCAGAACCAGATTCAGACGCTCTTCAAGTTCTTCGTATGACTTGAAGTTAGACGGCGCAACAAACTCTTGGAGAGAGTGTGCTTTACGCCAGATGTTTTCAAGCGCAGTATCATCCGATGCGAGCGCAGCGGGCGCGGCGAACTCAGACTTATCATAGTTCCAATAACCAGCAACATTAGTGATCTTCAGTTTGAAGTTGGCACCCTCCCACAGATCGAAAGGATTCACAGGAGACTCATCTTCAAACTCAGGTTGCATAGCGGCAGTGATCTTGTCAAAGATCTTCTTACCAAACTTATACAGGAAGACTTTACCTTCATTCTCAGGGTTTGCTTTGTCGCTCACCACATAAATGTTGGCATAGTAAGTCAGTTTACGCTTCTGCTTACGAGCAGTTTCTTTATCAGCATCACGACCACTGTTCCACAGGCGGCGATTCACCTCACCCACAGGATCTTTCTGACCCAGAGTGGTAAGAGAGTTCTCGATATACCAACCACCATCACCTTGGAAGGCATGTGAATACAGTTTCACAAAAGGAATCTCCTCTCCATCAGGTGCAGGGAGGAAACGAATAACAGCAAAACCATTACCAGCGGCGTCAACGCTAGGTTTCCAGAAGCGATCATCGCCAGTGGAAGTAGAGTTTGCTTTCTCAAGTTCCTTAGTCAGAGAAGCAAAGGAGTTTTGAGATTTACGCTTAAGATCAGCGAAAG